GATGTAGCTCCGTCTCGTGGGCTCGGAGATGTGTATAAGAGACAGGCTATAGGCAACGTGATTAAAGTAGCATTCGGAAGAAGTTCTGCAAAGCTTAACACTGAGTCTCACGAGATTTGCCATCATTATCTTGATATGTTTTAGAACTCACAGATGGTACAAAAGGCTCTATCTGATATTATGAGTCAGTACAAGATAAAAAATATAACAGAAGCAGAGGAAAAGCTTGTAGATATACTTGTTGGTAAAGCTAATGATATTGCAGAGCGTACAAAGGCTGCCGATGTTTGGGAGTAGTTTAATACGTAGGTTAGAGATGCATTTAAAGACTTAGTTATAGACGACTCTAATAAAGAGATGCTACACGAGTATCTAGCATAGTCATTCTTACTTAATATAGACATTAATTAGGTTAAGGTATCAGCAGAGTTTAACAAAGTAAGACTTGAGAACAAAGCTAAGTTCTAGCTTATGGCTGACAATACACTTAGCAAAGATGAGGCTATACAAAGACTGTAGGACCTATTTGATACATATGACCATATTGTTTCAAAAACGCCATCGTAGATAAAGATATAGGACAAGCTATTCTAGACTATGCAGAAAATGTAGAGACAGTCTGATGATGACGCTATTTGTACATTTGTCAACTACGTTGTAGATAGAATTGGTTATATGGACCAAAACGGAAATATAACAGATGGTTCTATATACAAGTTCTTGGAGAATGCAAGAAAGAATAACTTTAATGGTATCACAGCTCAATAGCTCATAGATATAGACAAGAACTCTATAGGCTTCTTTAAAGAGGTGCTGAATCAAATAAACTCAGCTAAGGTATTCGGTAACTTCCCTGCTATATTAAAGACTCATATAGATCAAATAAATGCATCTATGCAGGATATTTCTGTATTATATAGAAATGCGTTACATGCACTTACAACTGATATTGTAGATCAATACATAGACAACAATATGGGTCTTGGTAATATAGAAAACGCTAAGATTGTTGCAGAGGACTGGCTTCTCAGGCAGGCTATGTATGGAGATATCAACTGGCTTGAGATGTGGGCAGGAATGTATGGAAGATCTAGTTCTCCTATACTTAGAATATTGTACAATAAGGTTAACGATATAGATTATGATAGATAGGTATTCGTAAACAATATTGGTCACCAAATAGATGCGCTCAGACGTAATGCTTGGAAAGCTATGAGTAAGCTTGTTCCAGGAAATCCAGAGATGGTTTTGATGGAATTTAATAAAGATGGTAAGGCTACAGGTAATTTTAGAACCGAGTACAATCAAGGACAGTATGAACAGGACCGTCGTGAAGAACAATAGCGCTTGATGGAAAAGTATGGCTATGAGTAGGATGAAGATACTGGAGAGCTTATTGATAAATAGACAGGTTGTAGTGTATACTAGGAAAAATGGAAGTATACTCCAGCTGGATGGCAGAAGCCAAAATATTACAAATACCTTGATGAGATGGACGCATTTGATGATGGTAGAAGAATAAAGTAGTATACTAGAAAATACTACCAAGAGATGCGTTCTGCTCCTATATATTATCCTAAAACTAAGAATGACCCTATACCTGCTAATCCTCATGGTCACGGCTTGTCGCCAGATACTATAAGAGAAAAGCAAAGAATAGATGAAGACCTTAGATATTATGCAAAACAGGCTACAAGAAAAGACGGAACAGTACATTACGAAGATCTGTCTCCAGAGTAGCAGAAAGCCTATTTGCTGGCAAAAGAAGAGGCTGAGTAGTTATCTAATCCATTTTATCCTAATGGAGAAAAGAAGGAAGATGATAAATATAGAATGGCTATAGAGTTAAGATCATTCAATCAATGGGTATCTGATTAGACTGATTACGATTAGGATAATGCTGCTTTTATACAAGAGCTTAACGCAATTACGGATCCTGTAAAGAGAGATTAGTTTATAAGGCTTAATTCTACAGTAGCTATAAATCCTTTGCTGTACAAGCTTGCAAATGTTGGGCAGTCTTAGTATAATGATCCTGTATTAAAGTACCTATAGAGTGGGCTTCTTACTTTGACAAAAGACAACAGAAGTATATCTAAAGATTTCTCTAGATTACCACACGACTCAGAAGCGTTCTTTGCTAATGCATAGTAGATTGAGCAAGATATAGAGGATTCTGGTAAAAATGGAACGAAGTCTGATTTTAGAAAGTACTTTACTTATAGACTTGCTATGCAGCCTGGTTTAAATAAAAGCAAACTAGACTTCTTTAGAGACAAGTATCTTGATAGAGCGAAGAATGGAGAGCTTAATCAGTTCTTTGGTCAAGATATAACAACGTTTTCTGATTCGGATTTAAGATACCTTATCGACCATAGATTCTTCTTTAAGAATACAAAGAAAGGTCCGTAGCCTCTTGATTGTTTCTATGAGATAACACCAAAGAGCAGTACGTTTGTATACAATGGGTATACGTATAATTCTATTATACTAAAACCTACAGGAAGATTTTCTAAAAGAAGTAATGCTACTCCAAGTAAAATCTATGACGATAGGTATGATTTTTAGAGAAAAGAACCAGGATATTAGCTTACAGATAAATATAAGGACAAATACTTTGACTAGGAGATAAATTAGAACTCAGATATCAGAGCACTTTATGACATGCTTACTAGTACAATGAAGCAAATGTATGAGAAAATACCAGCCATTAAATCTGGCTATAATAATGCGCTTCCTTAGATAGAAGGCACTACGGCTATGCTATTATCAAGAGTAGTTAAAGGACCTAATTCAGCTAAAGATACGTTTGGATATATCTGTAAATCTATGGTAAGTATAATGCCTAGTGATACAGATGTCGAAGTAAAGGGTGTAAAACAAAGAGTTACCCCTAGTGGAGAAGATGAAAGTACTGTTCCTATTAGATTTGTCAAGCGATTAGATAATCCAGAATACATAAGTTCGTCTATCTGTAGCAATGTTATACAGTTTGTAGATATGGCTAAGAATTATGAAGGTAAAATGGAATTGTTGCCGGAAATTCTTGCTATATAGAAACAGCTTAATCCAGAATATAGAGAAGATAAATATAAAAGCTCTAGATCAGGAAATGTTTACAAGCATTTCAGGAAGATGGATAAGTATAGTAGTCAGAGAAGCGAGGAAGCTATAAACACACTTCTTGAAACATAGTTCTATGGTAAGAATGTGGTATCAGGTCTTACTAAAAATAATGAGAAGAGCGACACTGCAAGAGCTTTGATATCTAGAGCAAAAAGATACGGTTCTATCCATATGCTTGGTCTTAACACGGCTTCTATGACTGTTGGTGCATTAGATGCAAACTTACAGATATTTAAAGATTCTCTTGTAGGAAAATATCTTACAATGAAAGATTTCGGTTGGGCTATAATTAAATTACTAAACCCTAAAACTATTATGAATAATTTTAGAGGATTAGGAAAATCCTAGCCAACAACTAAAGAAGGCGCTTTAATGTAGATGAATCAAATAAGTAAGAATAACTCTGAAATATTTGAAGGTTTACATAAAGGTTGGTTCAGAAGATTTTGTCTTAAATACCTTATGATGGGAGGTTATACTCTCGGTGATTATATGAATAACTCTATAGTAATGATGTCATTTTATCATCACACTAGACTTTTTGAAGATACATCATATGCTGGAGTTAAGCCTGGATTCTATACTCGTAATCAACTCATAAAAGCATTTACTGACGCTGGATATACAAAAAAGTAGGCTAAGGCTGTATATTCTGACTTACATACAACACTATACGACGCATATGATTGGGAGCCTGGTGATTATTTACCAACCGTAAATAAGGCGTTTGCAAAATATTTGAATAACAAGATAGCCAAGAATGTAAAGAACAAAATTGCCCAAAGAACTGCTTTTTATAATGGTGTCATGCCTGCAACAGAAGTGTCCAAGGCTAGGTAGAATTTGTATACTGCTATGATGTTTATGATGCGTAACTTTATCGTAGGTAATATCTACGAAAGAATGCAGAATGCAAACGATTACATAGTAAAGGAATTGGATGAAAACGGAATTCCTGTAAAGAATCCTAAGACAGCTGAAGAGGCTTAGAGCTACGGATATTATAACTATGAAACCGGAGAAATAGAAAGAGGTCATTATACATCTATAGCTAACTTGGTTAGGAGATATGTAACCAATTGGGTTTACGGATTACGTTCACTTTTGTCTAGCGATCAATCAAAGAAATAGGAATACGAAGAAAAGAGAGAAAAACTAAAAGGTATAACATAGCTTGAAATTGAAGGTGTTAAAGCAGTGTCTGCAGATATTGCTATCTGCGCAGCTGCTACGTTAGGTTCTATATTCTTAAAGATGAAAGCTGATGAGGATAAGTCGTGGTGGATACAGTATCTATACTTGATATCGCTCCGTCTTGCAGAGGCTAGAGGCACAAATCTTGACCCAACAACTGTTGCTGACTTTGTAGGATCTATTACAACATTGTAGTCTGTATGGAACGACTTCGGAACAGGATTTACTTACATGCTTGATGCAATGGGTCTTACTGGTCATAACCCTACTGACACTGTAAAGTCTGGCGCGTATAAAGGGTCTAGCAGATGGTTTAGAGATATGATGAAGATGGTTCCATTTAGTAATTTGTACGAAGATGCTAACTATAATACATTAAGAGCTAAACAGAACTACTACAGAAATAAATACTGGTATTTACATTTGTTCGGAAACGACTCTACAGGAAGCTCTTCTGGCGAACCTGTAATGCCTGACGACTATAACAACGACTCTTTTGGAGAAGGATCGTTTGACGCAGGAGATGATTTTGGAGGCGGATCATTTGATGCAGGTGGAAGTTTTTAGCCATAATGACTCTATCTGAAATTCACCGAATTATCGACGACTCTTTTGAAAAAAAATAAGGGGAGGGACTGCTCAATTGCAATCCTTCCCCTTTTGTTTTACCTGTAAATATGTCATCAATTGTATATTGGAAATCTTCCAACGGCATTTCTTTATTCACCATTAATACACAAGGCATATGATTAATCACGTTTATGATATTATCATTATAACCCCAAAAAGATGCTATTTTCAAGCAATCTTTTAAGTCTAAATCACAGTTGCCTGTAATAAGACCTTTTCGTTTTCCCGTCAGAATAAATCCATAAGCTACACAATTTGTGCTATCAATCATTTTGTATCTAGTCGTATGCAAGTTCTTACACTTCTCAATACGATTGATACGGTTAATAGAATTTTGTGTAACTTTATCACACTTGAACAACATGTAAATTATAGGCATATCTGTTGGATGATCCAGATCTTCTGTAAAACATCCAACAAACTGCTCATCAATGTCTGATGGCAGTATATCTTCATTAAGTAGTGGAATTACTACTTTATCGAAATCTGTCATAGGTTTAAAGTTTCACTACCGTCTCCAGCATAATACTCATAACCATGTTCCCATAGATTTTTATCCATGTGCCATGCTATTTCTGTCATCGCATCATTTATTACATCGTTTCTAGAACAAATTTGAGATGAATCTAATTTGAAAACCCTTATTTCATTACTGCCTGTTGTATCAATAGCAATAATATAAAACTCGAATCTCCATTTATCAAATTCATCAGTTATTCCTGGTACATTTGCAAGATACCAATATACAGCATCCTTATAAAAGCACAATTGCCTACAGTAATCAAATTCTTTCATACTGTCTTCAAAATGCCATAATTTAGCTGTAGTCTTGATATCCATAATTGTACATACTTTGTTTTGAAAGTCGAATGTACAACTATCTAATAAAGATTTGCATTTAATGCACTTAAACGGTAAATGAAAATCCCAATTTATTTGGAATTCATGATATATATGAGTAAAGCCGTATTCTCCAGATTTTCGCAACAGTATGCATGCTAATTTGTGAGCTTGCACATTATTCTTAATAGTATCAAGTTGCTTTAAATCGTATTCAGATATAAGTATCTTGTTCGTTTTTAAGGCTTCGATATAATCTTTATACTCTACGCTTATTTTAAGCGCTTCTGAGAGGATTTTGTCTTCACTCTTTCCAACTATACTATAAGACTTGCGATAGGCTTCTGAGAGCTGTTTATTTAGCTCTATTTCAACGGTATTTATTAAGTTTTCACAGAACTTTTGTGCTTGCGCACTTTTAGGCTTTTCGCCATCGAACAGAACGTAATCATTCCAGAACTGATCTGGCTGAAGCAGGAACTCATGTATCATGGTTCCTTTACGTAACTGTGGCAAATCTAAGCCTTTCTCTTTACCATCCAGCATATTACGAAAATAGGCCGGCCCTTTATTCAAGAACCAGCCTATCGCACTATTACTAATACGTGTATTATCTTCGTAGTATGGAATGTCGTATTCCGGTATTTTGTACTTTGGTGTAATCATTAGCATTCTGCACAACAACAATCACAACAGCAATCATCTGAAGTTAATTTCTTCTTAAAGTTCTTATGATTGTTTTCTTTACAAGAACGAGCGTGAGGCTTTATGGTACCTTTTGAAGAAAGGTTCATATCCTCAAACAACTCTTCGAATGTCGTAGTAGGATAATTGTTAGCTTCCTTTACGAAAGAAACAATGTTATCAAAACTACATACCTCGAAGTTATCCTTAATAAAGTCTGTTAAAGATTTAACTTCCTTCTTATCATTAAGCTTGTCATTCAATACCTCCATTATGAGAGATGGAGACATTTCTTCAAACTCACGCCAATAGCGAATACGAGAACAACGGTCTATCAGATACTCTGATATCTCACTGTCATCATTACATGTAAACAAAATCATATGCTTACCCTTAGTATCAGAACCATCCAATACCTGTAATAAGAAAGAATCATCGTAATCTGCAAGAACTTTGTCAAGCTCATCAAACAAGAAGCAAACACTTGTATCACCGAGCATCTCTACAATATTTCGAAGGATATGTGGACGTATGTTTTTGTCTATGTTCACAATTGGAAGGCCGCTCTTATTGGCAATCATCTTAGCCATTACGGTCTTTCCTGATCCCTTCAATCCTGCAAGCATTACACCAGTAAATCCGCTCTCAGACAGGTTATAACTATTAACAACTTTGTCTATGAAACGTTCATCACGCGATGTACAATATACCTTAGAAGGTAAAGGTAATTTACCAGACTCTTGTAGTGATACGGTGTCAGTATAACGGTCTACAATAATATTGTAAACTGTTCCTGGAATCAAATCATACTCAAGACCATCTGTGTTAAACTTAAAGTTTATATTATTACCTACTTTCAAAAATTTCTTTTCCATATTTACTGATATTATAATACTCAAATATTGGTTTTTATCTCTTCTATCATCTCGTCTACCTGTTCATGGTTACGTACGAGATAACATTTCATTTTACTTCGATGTCGCTTAAGATAATGCTTAAACAATTTCCATCTAAGAGGGAATGAATCTCCCATAAGACCTTTGCATTCTACTACAAACCCATTTCCAATGAAGTCAGGTAGATATGTTAGAGGCCTTATTTTTTCACCTAAATACTCGAATTTATCCAGTAATACGAAATGCTTTGGCTCATATTTAACTGGTATTCCAGCTTTCATAAAAGCTTCATAAGTATAGCATTCGAGTTTACTCCTAAAATGGAGACCATACTTATCGACTTTTGTCGCATTCCGTACTCTGCCTTTGGATTTCTTTTTAGATTTCTTGCCTATCATAATAAAAATTCTTTCCCCTTATTTTGGATACAGAAGTTCTATTAAAATAGACAATTTCGCCATCAGTTACTTTTTGTTCGCCTCCAGGATGAACGCATGCGCATATACACCCATCATCGCTATAACTATCCCAGATAGTCATCTGCAATTTATTTGGAAGATAAATACGCATAAATCCACCTTTGTCGAGACGAATTTTCTTAGTCAGCTTTTTTGTAAGCCATTTATGCAATAGAGGAGACATTACTGCACCTCCCAGCACACCTAATAGGCATCCTATTACTACATCAATCATATTTCTGTAACGTTTTTGTTAACCAGTCTTTCATGGTGCTAAATCCGTTGTCACGAATAGCATCTGATAGATCTTTGGCTTTAAATTTCTTATTAATGAAAAAAGCATCTATTTTGTATTGCTTACTATATTGTCTAGCCTTAAGCATACCGGTTTGATCTCTATCATACAGTATAACTATATGTTTCCATTTGGAACGTAGAGACCTGAGTATATCTTCAGGTATAAACACAGTTTCACTAGCAGCAGCTATTGCATTAAAACCCATCTCGTAGCAACACATCACATCTTTTAGTGATTTTGTTATTATGAGTAGGTCGCCTCCTTCCTTAGGCAATTCGGATAATCCCTGTACGTGCCGATTCGTCAGATTGGTGCGCCATTTAGTAAACTTGGAAGCAAGTGGACGATAAATCTTAAACTTATCATACACTTTATATGCATACATAGGACTATTCTCTTTGTAGATACTTCGGACGATACTATTACAAAGAAAGTATTTAATGCTGAATACATTGAACTTCTTTAGGGTATCAATATGTATTCCAAACTGTTTCCAGTACTGTTTGTCTACATTGGTAAATGGCTGTCGAACTATTCCGATATCAGTATCTCCTTTCGGTTTATCGTACGTATTTGTCCTTACGATTGTATTAGGATTTATTCTGCGTACGATTCTCAATAATTCTCGTTCAAGTTCTTCTCTAGTCGTTATACCTTTGTATTCTTTTAGGAACTTCAGAGAGTTTCCGCATTCTCCAGTTCCAAGGTCTTTCCACAATAGTCCTCCAGTTTTAGAATGAAATATTCCAAATGAAGGATTCTTATCTCCAGACCTTAAAGGACTATTCATGAGTTTTCCAACTTTGAACTGTCCTAGACAATACGTATAGATGTCTAAATCATTTACTTTGTCCAAGATATCTTTCAAGGACATAGTAATCGCTGTTCTAGTACTATACATAACTTATAAGTTAGCGTATCTTCATGGAATCGAACCATGTCTTCATCCTGTCACAATGATATAGCTTACCACCTACTATTAAAGATACAAATTGAGCAGTTTAATGACATGCTCAGGTCTACGTTGACGGACGTATAGCAGTTTACGGAGATGCTAAGCTCGGACTTTAGGTTATTCAAACCCGCACTTACGTAGCGTACACGCGTATGAAATCTGATGCCAGGTAAACTGTGCATCATAGATAATATCGGCCTTCACAGGCGGACAGAGCTATTACTTTCACAAGCTGTAGCTCTTCTTATCATCAGAAATGTTGTGGCTCTGTAGGGATTCGAACCCTACTGGACTTTTGTCTATATAACAAAATATGATTAAAACGTCGATTTGGATCTGTTTTCGCATACGTCCATGCTTGTGTCTCACGACACCCTGCGAGCCTTATTGGAGGCATTTCACCTCCAAAGGGTAACTGAATTACCTAGCTCCACCAATACCCTTTCATGGCAGTATTACCTCCCTGGGTATAACCACTTGTTGTATAGTTTGGCACTCCTGCTATGTAGGCAATATAAAAACCATCTACCGGATTTCATACAATCAAGTAGTATTTCTATTTCTTCAGGCGTAAACTCATTAAAAGGGAAGATCTGATGCGCCTGCTGCATCCGCAGTTTCCGGAGTAACGGTTGGTGGCACGTTAAGCGGATCGTTGTTCTCCTTATCGGCAACAACTGGTCGCTCCATAAGATCGTTCTTAAAGAGCTTAATCTGCGAATCTGTATTAGACATGTCTTCAACGAAGATTCCGAGCTTACTTACTTGAGTATAGCCCTTCTTGTCATAGATAACCTTCAAACGGAGCTTTTTCTTGGTAGCAATCATAGGGTCAAGCATTTGCTTTGTCCAGTCAATCATCTCCTTGAATGTAGAAAGCTCTGCATCTGGTCTCTGTGGGTAGAAACAGTCAAGAATCTGACAAACTCGTCCAAACTGAGCATTATCACGCTTCTGCAAGTCTTCGTCTGTCTTAATATACATTCCCTTTGTATTCTTCCACTCTGTCATAGTAGCTGTCTGACCATCTTCGTTCTCAAATACGATCTCGAGGAAATCAAGACCTTGAGGAGACTTGTTACAGTTTACCTCTTTAAGAGTGACGTTCTGGTTAATACCTACTGGCATATAACTACTATTACTAAATTCTTCGTTGCTAATTGCGGCTGTCTTTGTACTAAACATAATCTCTATTATTTTAATATACGTAATGCTAACATATCAAGTTTATTCTCAGCATAGTATGCTGCTGATCGAGTAGATCGATATATCAATTTACTTAAATATTCTATCCCAATGTGTTGTAAGTGTCCCATCTTCATTACCTTCTGCAATAACGATATCCTTTCCGGCTATGTGTCTTGCACGAGCCTCCATGATGGTATCAGATGTACCACCTTTAAAGGATATATGCGTTTCATTTCCTTTGCGATATACATAACCAACCGCATCGGCTAATCCACACACGATTTTACTCAGCTTACCAACTAAGTCGAGCTCTTTTGCAGAAACTTCAACACCATCCTTTTCAGTTACGGTGTCTTTAACGTGACCTACAAGAATAAATTCGTCACACAAATCTCGGAACATATCAACTACCTTCTTTACTGCGTCTCTAAGATACTTATATCCAGCACCGTTAGGCAAGGTGGTTACGTCTGTGCCGTCCCACTTCTTACCCATTGGAGTTTGTCGATAGAGTGTACAAGCATAGCTCATACAAATATCCTCAAGTCGTGTAGCATTATCGATAGTGATATGCTTATAGAAATTATGACCTACTTCTTTATTCTTGGCACGAATGGCACTTGCTGCTTCTCCTAAATCGTTGATCGTACGACACTGGATGGCCATCGCATCAACGAAGACAGAGCCTCCCTCAAGGTCTATGATAAGGTTATTATCCAGCTGTGCAAGACAAGATGTTTTACCAGCCTTTGGAAGACCATAGAGTATAAGATATCTAGGATTTTCAGAAACTGCAGGAATTTTACTAGTAGGTAATGTTAAACTCATGATACAATGATACTAAAAGTTTTAATTAAAGCTTAATGTTAATATTAATGATTGTCTTCTTAATCTCTGGACTAAGTGAAGAGATGAAGTTGTAATCACTAAAATCAGAGTAACTATAAATGTCGGTACCAATCTGAATCTCATCATTGTAGAAAATGACAGGGAGACCATTCTCAAGACGGTAAATCTTACCGAGCTTAATACCCTTCATAATACTCTTCTTCTTGCCATAGTTAGCAAGAATATCACAAGCCTTTGCGAACAAAGTGTCGCCCTTCAGAGGCTTGTAGATATAAGTATGATCCAACTCGTCGAACATGGCATCAATCAGATCGTCATCCTCCTTCTTTGTGTTAAACAAATAAGAGTTGTTCTTCTTTACAGTAGAAAGAATAATATCATCGAGAATCTGAGAATAAATGTTACCATTGTTAGTGTTCTTAATGTTGTTGTCAGTAAACTTAATATCGTATGTTGTCATAATTCAGCCTAAATTTTAATTGCTTAACTTTCTATCAAGTTGTTATACGCTAAGTCATTCTGGAATTCAAGTATGCAGGGCTTTCCTGCGTCTCGATTCTTCAAGATGTGTAGATACACCTTGTTCTGAGTAGGTAAATGGCTCGGGCCGTATTCTTGTATTCCAAGAATTTCAGGTCTATGAATGACTATAACATAATCGCTAGCTTGAAATAAAGCGTCAGCAGATGAAATGTCGCTTCTCATAGGATAATGCGACAAAGAATTGTTTATTCTTTCTTGTGATTCAATATTTCTATTCATCTGTGCTAGTTGTAACACTGATGTCATAGGATACTTTTTAGCACTTATGAAAACTCTTTCGAGTTCCTGCATGGTTTCTATAACGCTGCCTATAGGCTTCGTTAATAGAGCATGGTCGTACATTATCACAAAATGCTTATCGGTACCCTTTATGTATGTATTATAGAAATACTTAATAATATCTTCTGCTTCCTTGGGAGTTGTAGGGTTATCTACAAACCATATAGGATACTCCTTTAGTTGATTAGATACTGAGACGACTTTTCTGAAGGTATCGTCATCTAGGTCCGTTTCCGAACTATACAAAGTCGAAGTCGTTTTCCTAAGCTTACTAGAAAGCGTTCTTCCAACTTGCCTAAATCCAACCATCTCTAACGAGAAAATCAGAATTACTATTTCTTCACCAGGATTCAAATCAACAATATCAGTTGAGATCTCATTTGCGAATGAGCTCTTACCACTTCCTGAAATACCAGCTATGGTATAAACGGTATTAGGTTCAATACCTCCCATACACTGCTTATTAAACTTAGCCCATCTAGTCTTTAGAGATGTTATAGAATGATCTCTACGACCAGATATGTAGTTTATTGCCTCTTGGGCTACAACTGACATTGGTCTTATAAGATTAGATAAGTTCTGTTCCATAAGTCGATTCCTCAATTTTAGAGTTGTCTTGCATTTCTTCCTCAGATTCTTCCCATTGATGGTCTACGAGCCATCTCCACATCGTCTTCATATAACTTAGTTTACCCTCGTTAGTCTTTTTCTTCATTTCGAAGTCGAGACACTGAATAAGATGTTGAGCCATAGCTTCGCTTTGACCTACATAAACATTAAATAAATGTCTACACTTGTTAACGTTGGCTCTCAAATAGTTTTTGGTGCCATCTGGTCGTAGAACGTATATTGGGTACATTTCATAAAACAGATCGAAATAGTCCTGTTTAGGTCGAACTATATCCTTAAGCGTATCTGTTGCATGATATGTAATTGACTTACCTCTCTCGATCGAGGTAATAAGTCCCTGAGAAATTAAGTTTGATATTTCTTCGTCGCTAACTAGGCTGACAATTTTGCGGACGTCTTGATTATAAGTTTTTTGATTCTTATCCAATACCAAACTTAGGAATATTAATTGATTTGAATTTAGTCCTGGAATGTCCAGGAGTTTTGTGTTTAGTTCAATAATCATCTTATATACGTTGATAAACGATTAATCATCGAATATTGTCAACTGACGATTAACAAACTCACTAGCTATCTTTTTTGCTTTGCTAATGTAGTATTGGTAATCCAGATGACGTTTCTCTATTGGTGTGGCATCTATCTTGTTAAGAATTCGTACTCCATATTCTGTTATTTTTGTTTCAGAACGATTTTCGTACATTTTGTCCTTAATTCTCATAAGATAATAGCCACTGCTTGACGCGTAATATCTATTAATACGTTGAATCTGTTTTCCTCCATATTCAACTTTTGATTCCTTGTTTACGCTTTGTGACATCAAGAAATCACGGACATCTCTATCCTTCTTAATAAACTTGTCTATCGGTTCATTGTTCAAAAAATAGTTTATCACAGCTTTGGAGATAACAACTGGTGTCATGCTGTTGTTAAGACCAATTTCTGTGATAAACTTGCCTTTCTTTTCTATCAGTCTTGGATCTCCAGATTGGGAGTATCCTTTGCGAACACCAAAGTAATTGTTCACGTCGTACTGATAAAACGACTCGTAATCATCGGATTCGAATGTTAACTGGGTTAATTGCTCAACTTCCTTAATTGCATCGGCTATTGCGAAGCGATCGGATTTGTCGGCAATGTAGACGACACCATCTGTATTGACTTGTACAATCTTACAATTCAATTTTAGAAGCCTATCCACTAACATAAGTAGTATAAGTTGCCCGTTTATACGTATCTTGTATACGTTAAGTGGATCATAAGCCCAGCTACTTTCTTGTTGCATCTTTCCTGTAAGAGCATTAAGAGCCTGTTTAAATGCCTTAGACTTTAATAACTCTCCATTACGTTTGGCAGCCAAGCGCTCCTTGTATAGAGCTCTGTACACATTCCAAAAATCTTTTCCTAAGTGAACCGGGAGCCAATGGTTTATAATGGCTAGCGAAGGATACATAGACGTAACGTCGGAGTGTCCTATAAACTGTTCAGCTGTAGGTTTGTAGACTCTAGGATCATTGATGGTGTGTATACCACCTTCACCTATAGAGTAGCAAATGTTTGAGAGAACAAACTTCTTCTCATAGTTTTCTTGTTTCTTATCAGACTTACTTGCATTGCAAGTAGCATTTTTTACATCCAATAAGACTTCTTTCAACTTTGGATTAGAATATTGTATAAATGGGAGTATGATGTCACCTAGGCGAATGTTTCCGACTTTTCGAGCACGAGTTTTCAGCTCGTCTTTTGTTGTGTTGGTAATGTCTAAAGTCTTTCGCAAGAGTACTTCTTCTCCAAATCGTACACCACTCATCGACAGTGCATCAAACCCCCATTCTTTTTCCACTTCAAGACGTAGTTCTACATCTTCTTTTACTTTATTAAGCAAAGTCTCAGTAGCTTCTACGTCGTTCACATTATACTCTATCATAGCGTCAATATCACATTCTGGGATCTGCAGATCAAAGCTTCCTTCATACTCTTGTACATTTGGCATATGTAAGAGTATTTCTATTTCTTTTAAGCTTTTCTGCTGTTTGGCACTATAGAGCATCAACATAAGATCAAATGAATAGAAGTAGTTTGAATACTTGTACACTTTAATCTTATCAATATTTCCTGTTTTTTCCGAACTTATTATTTCTTTACTAAGATAGTAGAGAGAACTACAAATTCTCGAGTATCCTAGTCGCTTCATTCTACTACAGAAATGTATAATGTAACTTATGATTATGTCATCATAATGCTTATTGTTGTAACCGCACATTATATGATCAGTTCTGTTTGTGTAGAAGAAGTCAACTAGTTCTTCTAGTTGATTTTTACGACAGGATATCTCGAATTTATATAGTTTATGACTCTCTGAATCTTTACAAGTACAATGAAAACAGTTTGGAAAAACTTCTATGTCATATAGAACTACTGGTCTTTCCTTTACTATCATAGTTCCCTAGTGAGGGTTTGCACCTCGCAGTCATATCCTTTCGGAGCACACTAGGGTGACCAGTGGTGTCCTGGTCGGTTTTGAAGAAGTTACGCCTTAAGCTGCCATTCGCATCTTATTTGCGCCTGGTAACAGGAGTCGTCCCGTCTTCTTGCGATGGTCTTTAAGGTTTGTACAAACAAGATTACCACGCTTTGCTTTTACCTTGTTTGTCTCCTTACGAGCCATCTTGATGACTTTACTACTTTCTGGAAGATTGTTTACTCCTCCATGTTTAGCAGTTTCGCCATTGTCTTTTATCTGAGCAACTTCCTGCTCAGTAAACTTGTCGTCCGAATTCTTGAATCGTCCTACAAGTTGTAATTTGTCATATTTAGCGACAACTAAGTCTCTAATATGTTCTTCTGCAGCATTCTTTTCTGATTCCCAAACTGGGAACTGCTGCGCGTAGAACAAGTCGTCTTTCTTAACCGGGCACGGGTGCTTTCGCTCCCATTTCTGCAACTTGTGTTGAACATACCCTTCCATAAGCTCGGTATGGTTAAGCTTCGTAACCTTTCTGCGAGATTCAATTTTTATCGAATCACGTTTGAGCAGTATGAACCAAGGTTTCTTCCGGGAAAGACCATGGATACAATGTTCTTTACAGAACTTAGAAGTAGTTCCATGAGACTTGTTAAAGTCCTTAAGCCACTTCTCTTTGATGTCACGATATTTTTCAACATAATCGTCCAAATATTGATTATTCTGGGTATTCATAACGTTGTCTCCTATGATTAAGCTGCTTGTTTAACTGATTTTTGTTTAACTTCTTTCACCTGTGTAGGCTTTTTGTTTACGGCTTTAGCCTTAACTTTGAGCTCACGACGAAGCTTACGTCCTTCAGCCTTAGAGCCGTGACGGAAGTTATACGTGTTCTTCTCGAGCGTCTCCTTAGCCTTCTTCTTAGCTTTACGGAGATTGTAGAAGTTTACACTAGCGTTCTTTGAGCACTCGATAGTATGAGGGTCACCTCCCTTCTTATGCTTGTTGTGATTGCCTGACATATCTATGCCAGCCTCCTCGAATGGAGACTTATCATCAGAACGATACTGATAGAATGTAGCATTACCTACAAGATCACGTAGTTTTGCTACCACACTTGCTGGCACATTCTTGAAGAATGCTGTAGAGTTAGTAATACATGCAGACTTAATGCCGCAATCCTTTACCAACTTCTCGAGCTCCTTCTTCTTTTTCAGAACAGAATCACACACAACTGTGATATTGTATACAGTAGCGTTGTCCCACTGCTTCTTTGCGATGTCTACCACCTTCTGGGTGTTGGCATCATTGAGATGCATACGCTTGCACCGACGGACAATTGATGCGATATGACGAGCCATAGCGACATTACGACGCTCTTCCTGCTTATTCAAACGGTCCTCCAGAGTGATTTTAACAGGCTCTGAAGCCTTTTCCTTCTTGGAGTCTATCAGTTTATCCATGATGCTCTTTTTGCGCGCCTTACGGGCCTCTATGCGAGCTTTAGAGGCAGCATATTTAGCCTCCTCGTGAGCTTTCTTTTCAGCCTTCTTCTTTGCCTTAGCATCGTCTTTTGCTGCAGCAATTTCTGTATTCTTTATAGCAGCCTTAGACTCTTCCTTCTTAGCTGCCTCAGCCTTAACTGGTGTAGTTCCTATCTTAGCCTGAACCTTCTTGAGGTTCTTCTTGTTATTCTTCTTTGACATAATTTTGATAATTTAATGTGTTAATAATGTTATTTTTAAGGCAAGGGATTCCTTATTGTGGTTCGTGTAAGCCTCGATCTTACTCCTTCCGGCGACCCTTATATTTGTCTCGAACCTATAGTACTTAAACTGTCAGATCCATCTCGAACTTATCTGCAATAGTATCTTTAATCTCAATAGAAGTCTCATTGTTAAACTTCTCGAGATTAGCGTCAAACTTATTTGCTAGTAGTTGCTGATCATGGATAAGCTGAGCAATCTTAGCTGATGAGAATACCTCACGCTTAGGTATAGCCTTTAGTCCCTTCTTTGCCTTAGTTGATGGATCAAGTGTCTTGATCATCTTAAGTTGTGCTATTGCCTCCTTTGCCTCACATGCTGCGAAAATACTATAGTTATTTGTCTTCTTAAAATCCTCGTAAGAGAATGTAGTTGTACCTGTATTAAGAGCTACCAAAATACCCTTAATCATAATACGCTTCTCACTAAGTTGTACAATCTGGTTATACAAACTTTTGAGATCTAAGCCAGAACCCTGCTTTGCTGCAATTGCCTTCTTAGACATGAGGTTCTCTGCTCGAATAATTCGCCAATACTTATTGATAGTGATATCAATGTTCTTACGAATTGTAATGATGTTTGCTGAGTTCAATTTAATTGATTTCTTATTCATATAGTTTGATTAAAATTAAACAATTTACTTGAATCAGCCATTTACCTAGTTTCTATATTACATATAACTGTAATAAAGAATAAAAGACATCCATTGGCAATCCTGCCCCGCAGGGCGGATTACCTATTCTCCGCAGAGAACGTTTAAGGATGCCTTTTAATATAAACTAATAATATTGTCTTTGCATTTCGTTGTAAACAATAACGATAATACCATGCATGAATGTGTATTCTTCTGCGCACAGTTCGTACACCATTCCCGCAGGAATGTTTCTGTTTATGGCATTACTCGTTTAGCGTTTACAATTCCGTACTCCAACTCAATCATTGGTTTACCGATGCAGTCTTTAACCTGCAAAACTTCTTTACGTCCGTTGATATTGATAACAATTTTCTCAGGAAACTCTTGCTGAGCGTTAAGCCTTGGCCCTGACACCCGGGACCCCGCAGGGTCCGCTCCTACGCCATCAGCAATGCTAGAATTCTGACATACTTTTGTCGCAACATCATACAGTCGTTCTACGACCCAGTTAAAGTTTTTATCTTTAACTCCTTTCATCACAATTTCTTGTGATAGTCCTTCCATAATGGCTTTTTGGTTAAGCCCTGTGGAAAGACTCACTAGTGTATCCCATACCTTAAGAGCGAAGCTCTCAAATGGTAAGGTTTGCTCACAGCCGATTATCTTGTTCCAAAAATGGAATCTAGTTGAACCCAGAGTAATGCTACCATCATCGTTAATGGTATAGATCTTGTACTTCTCTGTATGGTCCAACTTTTCATAAACGGCTGCCTTAATTTTCGGTTCTGAGAGCATTACTGCTATAAGCTTAACGCTCTTTTCTGTTAAAACAGCCTCCATGAACTTATGCTATCTTATCAGCTGGTTTAGAATCTGCCTTCTGACGCTCGTAGTCTGCAATGATCTTCTCGTTTGCTGCAATGGCAGACAAACACTGAGCCTTAGCCTTATTAGCTTGCTCAATAATTGCATCAAGGCGAGCGATCTCACCACGGTTAAGATCGTTAAGAATGCCACCCAAATCCTTAGGATCTGAGAATACATCCTTAGAGTTCTTGTCCTTAAGAGCGTTCTGAACTGCCTCCTCTGTGGTCTCACCAAACTTGGTGCTGTTCTCACCGAGAGGGATATCAATCTGGTGCTCGGTGCCCTCATTGAGACGGCAAACGACATCACCGATTGCATTCTGCTTGGTTGCCATAGACTCAATCGTAATATAACCGATCACAAAACGGCGAGGTGAACGATTGAGTACAAGGTTTACATTGGAGCCCTGCTTAGCCTGCTCCAAAACCTTGTCATGGTCTGGGTTGAATAAACGGGTCTGAGGAGTAAATACGTCCTGACCAAACATTTTTGCACCGAGCATGCTCAGTGGGGTACGATTTGACTTAATAGTTGTTTCCACGATGTTTACATTAATTTCTGACATAATCATATCCTTTTTGATATCGTTATTGATTAACTAACGATATGATTGAAAAATATGGTGTATTTTGGCTACACCTTTGCCGTTGTTTATTGAATAAAGCAACGCTGATACGAAGATACTCGGTTACTATTTTGCTTACTTAGTTTTCTAAAGGAAGTTCTACTATTGTAGACGCTTTTATATAGACTTAGCTGCACTCTTCCTATTACAACAATAGGGTAATAGGCTTGCAGCAGGAATTGCATACGTATGATGCAATTAGCATTTACTGGTTTATCCAGGCCCATCGTCTAAAGCTTTGAATGCTTCCTTTGCATAATCAAATGCTGAACTGTTTTCTGCTATTTTGTTCACGTTTTTTCTAACTTAACTATTCTAATCTTCGTTGGTGAAATTTTGCAGAGCAACTAACACTCATAGAATCTTAGAATTCTTATAACCCACGAAAATATGTAGAATCTCGGTCGTATTTCCCTTACTATACTTACAAGATATTCCTACACGATTGTTATTAAAGCAGATGATCTCTACTGCTAACTTAGAAGCGACTGTCAGCTAGGTCTCCTTACTGCGGTACTCGGCTTATGGCATGTACCCAGCGGTTGGTTATCGGAATGTCTCAGGATCAAACCCATCACAGACTTTACGGCTTTTTATATCTTTGCTGATATTTGTAATTTTTCTGTACCGGTATTACTACCTCCTATTTATAGTGCACGAATATTAGGAATTCAACCCATACATTTCATCTTGTCACCCACTTATAACGTAATATACATGTATAGAGACAGTATACACATATAATATACACAGTCGTTTTACAACATAGATATAAGCTGCCCATCAATTTCCTGTATTGCTTCGAACCTTTATGTTTACATATACTGTTGCGCAGCATACTTTAGCATGGTTGGCATATCGGTTGGCACTCAATTTCTTCACCTCAAGTCCTTACTTACAATGTAAGATCCACTCTATGAAGGGACATCAATTTTTGTTAAACATGTTATCTTTTAAACTTTCTAGGTTTTCATAGCTTATATCTCTTGCATACAACATACGCATACATAATATACCAGCTTACTACTCTGTAGAGACTATGTAATATTGTATATCATAGTGCAAATAAACTATTAGTCTAGATCATTTTGGATGAAAGTGGAGGTCAAATGGTCCTGGATGGACATATCTCGAATCAACTTTCTACCTGTTTTGCTATTTCTTATTCTAGGATAGCTCTCCATCAATTTTCTTTGACTGTAACGGAGTCATCGATCATAGTCTCATGAACGATTTAATTTTCATGGAAATTGGTTGTAAGTTCGGATTGCCTAATATCCTAATTACAACTGGAATAGATTTTCACCGCGATCTTCACCCGCGTACGATACTCCCGTAGAGCTTCGATTAAGGGGCTGCCCAACCCTTGCGCTTGTTTTACTTTTATATACCGCATAAACAAGAAAAGCCTGGCGGTCACAATCAGACACTTCTACCCCATCCCTGGCACCCCTTCAACGGAGTTGTACTGAATCGAACAGTAAGGTTTTGGTATAGTCAGCAAACTCATTTAGTTTACTCTGTGTGGTATTACTCCCACAGTATTGATGTAATTTTTCGGCCTTTATACTAGCTTTGGACACTAGAAACACTACCTACGGCTTAATAATACTTCTATATTGTTTGGGATATCCTCGGTTCTTCCAGCACCATGCACCATACCATGTATGCAATTCTGTTCACCTACTGGGGACCAATATAGTTCATCTCGTGTAACGTTTGTATATGCTTAGTATTATCACATATAATTACGATACGGTTCATTATGCCCTTCTTGGGACTTATGCGTTTTTAGATTATACAGCCTCATCCAGCTTGTCTCCAGACGGTTCTCACAAGTCCAGCTGTATAATCTATAGGAGCTGATACAACGCTTCTCCTACTTATATCAAACTGTTTCAATGTTTGATACATTTCATCCTACCTTTTGAGTGATCTCGCCCTGCGAGACAGGGTTAACATATTCTCGGATCAAGTTTAATTTATTGAGTTTTTCTTCTAGCTCCTTCGCGGGGGATGTTCCAGAATAGTACGTAGACTAATGGGATCCACTATATGTACTTACCCAATTATAGTGCATAGGGTTCTTATGTTTACTTATGCACATTGGAGGCGATTTGAATATAATCATTGAGCTCTCCCTTACGAATGGTAGAGTTGTGATTAGTGGAGTCGACCTTTTCTCCAGGTTCCATAATATACAGAAGTGGTACATACGACGTATCTGTCTTCTTAATTACGGTGCGTTTAACAATTACCTTTGCAGGTAACTGTTTATGGTTACAAGGTACAGGCTTTTCTACCCTAACGGTATCATGCACTGTATCAGGATTAGCACGATTCACTTGACCAAACAAATGGTCCATTGGTTGCTGTACAGTAGATGCTGCTACTGTCTGCACTGTCGTTGGAAGGGGAACATTCTTAAGATCGGCAATATTCATGCCTATAGTAAGGAATGCTGCTCCTAACAACGTGATCACTAATTTTTTCATACTTTGATAGTTAAATTATTTGTGTTCACTTTGCCATTGGATGTCAAAGGCTCTTTTAATGCGGCCAACTAGTTGTGAACCAGTTCTCTTAATTGGCCGTATTATTTTTTTACTTGAGCCTTGGCCTTACCTTTGGCTTCCTTTTTCTTATCCTCAGTTGCCTTCTTATCAGCTGCTTCCTTAGCAGCCTTGGCAACAGCCTCTTCCTCAGCCTTGATCTCCTCATCGGTCTTGAACTCCAAGTCGATGATATTCTCCCTAGCATAACCTACGAGCGGATCAGAAGGATTACGGAACAGGTTAGAGATGATACCAGCATGCTGCGTAGCGTTATCAAGCATTGAGTCAGACTTAACCTTAGCCATCATCTCTGGAGTAACGTCACGATAATATGCACGCTTAATGGCGATAACAGTCTTCTTTGCAAAGTTGTTACCCTCCAAGAAGTTCTTCTTCAAGTTTTCAACGAACTCGCCTGGAGCCGCAAGAACCGCTGCAGTAGCCTTATCGGCGAATGCGATGTTCTTGTTAGCGGCATCAATGTGCTCCTTGACACGATCCTTTTCTGGCAGCTTGTTCTCTGCCTCGAGCAAGGTCTTACCCTTTGAGCGAACATCGTCTGCACCAATGATTACGAGACACTTTACAGCGTCTGCAATCTGATCATCGGTATACTTGCATACTCCGGTGTTCTTGTCAGTAGAATGGTCGCGAAGCTCACAGAACGCAGATACAGGAGATCCTGACGTAGCGGTAACATTGAAGAAGTGAGCACCAATTCCATAAGTAAGCGTTCCGACACGACCCGTAAGCTCAACAATCTTGCGAAACGTATCATGGAAGTTCATGTTCTTGATGTGCTCAAGGTCATTTTTTGCAGAAGCAAGAGCCTTTTCAGCGTTCTCTTTGTACTTCTTGTCCTTTGTGTTCTTGAGCGTCTTCTCAGCAGAATGGATAGCATGCTTAGCTTCAATAGAGCGATATGACTTATAGAAGTTCACACACTGCATGATGCTATCCATCAGCTTAGAATCACGGTTCATAGCTAAGAATCCAGACAAAGTTTCCTTGAGCTCTTCTTCGTCCTTGATCTTTGTAGGATCAAAAACCTTACCTGCTGTTGCAGCACGAGCCTTAGCATCCTTGTCAAGACTTTTTGCTGTCTCTTCTGATACTGTTACAGCTGAAGCTGTAACTTCAATTGCTTCAGCATCGTCTTTTGAAGGCAAGAGCTTTGTGTCATCAAAGCTTACACCAATCTCCTTCAAAGCTTCAGTAAGCTCTGGAAGCGCAGACTTACGGATTACAACAGCGAAATCGCTGGTACCATACTTGACCTCATTACATACACACACTGCGATGCCGAGGGCATTAATATGGTTGAGTTTGTCGATAGTTCCCTGCGGGAAGCCAGTGTGCTCAGCAGCTTTCTCATCCAAGAAGAAACGATCGTGAGCCATCTTTAACAAATCTACCTGGTGATTACGATCCATGCTTGACCCACCTGTTGTTGTGAGCATAGCTGCAGCCTCAACAGCTGCATCTGCATTGTTACCACCATTGTTGTTATTCTGAGCAACTTTTACATTGCCCTTTCCATTCTTTTTTGCCATTTTGATAATGTTTTAAATGTTATTTACTAAAATTAATTAATACTTTCTGGGCAACTAGCTTAAATTCAACTTGTGTCGAATATAAAGTTCGTTTTTAACCAATCTCGTGGAGGTTTAGTGAGCACGTTAATATGCTCGTCTTCACCCAAGTTAAGCACAGTAACAGTATCTACTACAATTGTATCCTTACCTGCTAGTTTTGTCTCAGCACATGTACCAGCGCCCTCTGAGGGTTCCAAAGCCTGAAATGAGCACGTCGGTGCCAGCATGGGATTTGCAGAAGATTTAACTGTACTGGCTTCACTTTTATGGTCAACAAAGGCATAGTTGACCATACTCTTACCGGTAAAACCGAGCAAGAGACTTACGAGAATGATCCAGAACAACTTGTTGCTCTTATTGTATCTTGCGAAACCAAGAGCTACAAAAATCGAGAGAATCAATAATAAAAGTGAAGTCATTTTTGTTAAACTTTTAAGTTATTTTTAATTTTCCTACGAGTGCGGCTTAGCGCAGCTTTTATAGTGCCTGTAGGAATTTTTAGCACTTTGCTAATTTCATCAACGGTAAGATCTTCTACGTAAAATAGATTAAAAATCTTCTGTGTCTTCTTTGGGAGCTTTTCAAACTCCTTTAGAAGAGATTCATATTCAAGAAGATTGACAAGATCTTCTTCTTCTGAAGAATTAGTTAATTCGACAGGTAGTCGGCCTGTATCTTCTCCTAACTCCATGGATTTCTCCTTTACTTTTCGTAGATAATCTATAGCTGTTCGATTAGCTATAATTCTCAGCCATCCGCCAAAAGACGAATAATCTGTGAATGTCGAGAGTTTTTGATGAACCTTAAGAAATACAACATTTGTAAGATCTTTAGCTTCATCCATGTCATTCACGTAACAAAAGAGCACGTTGTCAATGAACTCTTTGTAACGGTTAAACAATTTATTAAACGCTAGCTCATTTCCCTTTTGAGCTTCTTTTATGGTCTCAATCTCAGATTGAGTGATACGCTGATACTCCATATTGTGGGGTAGGGGAGATCTCTCTCACCCTACTCCTGATAAAACGGAAGATCGTACACCATCTTCTGACGGTATAGCGACCAAACGTTGTTGACGAAATTGTTGAAAAGGATTATTTTCAAACCCTTTCCTCCCGTTTTCATTTCTACTTTTTCAAGTAGTCCTGAACCAATACGCATACGAGTCGTAAGTGTTTTGAACTTCATAGGGTTATTTAGGACTATCGTTTTCATAATCCAATCACCAACTCTACGTAACTGCTCATTACAACAGTATTCGTATATACAATCTTCGTCTAGGCTGTCTCCTGCACAGAATATGTGCGCTTCATAAACAAAGCCCTTTTTAAGGCGGTTATGAAACCAGTTAATCACATTTTCTATACCTTCTTCTTTGCAGCCTAACAGACTAGCTCTGTAAATTAGCATTTTAGGGAAATACTCCATTTTTTATTTTGTTTAATTAAATGTTTTCTTAATAAACTTAGAGAAATCTTCAAAATACTCATCTAGAAAACTAGCTTTTTCTGACAATGCTTTATCAAATAAAGCCATATTGCCACACTTACATGATATGTTATAATAGTTTTCTAAGTATTTATAGTTCTCTTGAAACCATACTACCCAGCTATTAACCCATATCCAAAATGCTCGTTCTCCAGAGTTAAATACTTTGTTGATGCCATCCAAATTTATAGAGTCTGCAAAATTAAAATTTTGCGACCCCTCATGTATTCCAAGAGCTTTTCTTAATGATGCATTCTTTTCATCTGTTCGAGGTATTCCTCTTCCAGTGTTATAGATTGCTACATTTTCTTGGTATACACGGTCTATCCATCGCGTTTTTACAGCATACTTAATTCTTTCATGTGGCTTCTTACCTATATTAGATAATCTGCCAAATTCTGTACACCATTTAAATGCGAGGTTGACGACATGAGGACACCTGTCCTTTATCATCGCTTTATATCCCTTTGTCATAACTAATAGGAAGAAGCTAGGGAGTCGAACCCTAATCCTCGGGTGTGTAGCCCAAAGAACCAAACTTCTTCTTCTCTCCACTTTGGTAGGAAACACCTAGACTAAACTTACGCTATGTTAGTATAGTCTACAATGTTATTTACATTGCCGTTTAATTTATAGTATAGTGCTTAATGTATTTATCTCCTCTGCCTGTCAAAACCAAACACGCCCGTGTAGGCAGTTTTGCAACATGCCTAGGTTGTCCAAATGGAATCTACACAATAGCATAGAGGATGCCCCGTGGACGTGAGGGGAGTCGAACCCCTGTCCAAACAGATTATTTCATACACACTGTACGTTCTTGTAAATGTTCCGATGATCAGTCAGAACATTCGATTTAAGCCGTTTTAGGTGCGCTCTAAGACATTTTTGCGGCGCTCGTGGTTAATTACTCCACTTGGTGACATACTCTGCCTCAGAGCGCTTAAAACATGGCTAAAAATATATAGGAATCCTCATGATACGAAGATACTTAGAGGGCTATATTCAGCATTTTTGATACATTTTGCAGGGTTCAATTAACTTTTCAGAGCAATCAAATCTCCCCGATACAAAGATACGCACAAAACATATTGTTTGATCTACTGTCCCAATTTACTGTGTGGGGTCACATCTCTTCCTCTCATCGTGATACGAAGATACTTGATGAGAATGTTAATTCATTCTAGGATTCCTTCGCTGCCTCGTCTTCTTAAGATCCTCTACAGTGCTTCAGAATCTATGTACGTGATACGAAGATACTTGTACTAGAAGAAGAATTAAAAACGATCGAACTGATAGTTGGCATAATACCAACTGTTAGGGTACTTGTCACGCAACTCACGGTCGTGCTTCTCGTACTCTTTGTTCAGTTCAGTCATTTGCTTACGCTGATCCTCATCGATCTTCTGCGAAAGTTCGCGGAATTCGTTTGGCGTAATCTTCTGGTCGTCAGGAACGGCGGTACCATTCTCGTCCTTGCCCAGAAGACGGGCCAACAATTCTGTACGCTTCTTCAGAGTGTCGAGAGTGATCTTTGCCTTCGCACGGTCCTTGCGGACATTGAGAAGTTCCTTAATTCTAAGGAAGTCAGCACACTTGACAATTTCTTTGACCTGGGAGATCTTGCGTTTCTCCTCATCCTGGCGGATTTCTTCTGCCGCCTTGTCTGCGATGTCAGTTACGAGGTTACCCTTCATCAACTTCTCTACTACGTTGTCTGCTGACACATTCTGCTGCTCTTTAGCAGCGCCTTTTGTTTCTGCTTTTGCCATTTTGATAATGTTTTAAATGTTTGTAAATAAAATTAATTAACATATTGTTACTTCTCCCACACTCCAGGATGGATTCTTAACGAATACTGCGCCATTATTATTAATGGTAATATCGCATGGAGCGTTGTGAGAGCAATTAGCCAAATGAATGAGTGCTAATCTAGCATCTTCAGCTTGATCTTCACTAGGATACTTGGATTCAAATACTAATGTTTTTGTATTCTTACCCTTTTTCTTAGCTTTTGTCGTATACACTGGAATCTTCCACATAATCTAAAGGATTTAGCTTGTTTTTAAACTTGTCACGCTTATATGCCTTTGCTTTGGCTTCTGCGTGACGCTGACGATACACTTTCTTAGTATTACGTTGTGTTTTATACATAGTTACATGTTATCTTGAACCATTTTAAATACACAAATAATATCGGTAGAAATACCGTAAGAATCACCCATTCTCTTACTTATACCACCAGATATAACTCTGATGGCATTCATAAGAGATTCATTGTTAGGCTCATTAGTTATAGCCTCTGACAATGCAAGCAACAGCTTCATCTTGGAGCAGAAAAACTTACCAAATCTTTTTTTCACGTAGATGCACGCAGACTCTACAACAGAAAGTTCTGTAGCATTCTTGGCTTCTGTGTGACCGATAATAATGGAATTAACTTCCGTTTCATTCATTGTAACTGCATGCACATCCTTAACATCAGGTTTAACTGTGTTCAGTTGTGAAGCTATTGCCATAACTTCAGATGGATTCAAACTAGAACCATCGTAAGAGATAATAATGTACCGCTTCATAGCTAATCCTCCTTTGTTGTTATGTTAGTACTGGAGGACTGCACGATCTGTACATGCTTACCGTCGATAATAGTATCAACCATTTCTACGTTAGGGATATCAGGAGGAACAATCGCATTGTATTGATCCTGTTCATCAGGAAGATTCAAATATACATGCTTGTTCATCTCGAACTCGTTCGATATACTCATCTTAGTTAATGGTTTCCCAGATTTTTCTAAGACCGATACCACATCACGCATAACCTTTTCAGGTATGTTGAAGAACACTGAGTCCTGATGTCTCCATTGACCTTCCGATTTCTGAAACTCTATAACGTCAGAACAGTCGGTAAATGTAGGATTGTCAATATCCTGCATCATCTTTGATACCATGAGCGAGTCATCGTGTCTGATCTCACTCTTAGTTTTCTTCATGTAGTCACATGATGATACTGTGACGGCTACAATAAGCATGATTAAGCACATGCTAAGCTTTTCGAATAATCTCTTCATTTTGATAATTTATTAGAGATTCAACAAATGTTAACTATCCGGGTTTTAAAGATTCACGGAATCATCTTTTTGTGGACCAGCTAGGGCTTGAACCTAGGACCTCCAGATTATGAGTCTGTTGCTCTAACCAACTGAGCTACAAGTCCAGATTGCATAGATAACTTGTAAGAAAGGAATTTTATCTTACCGCCCAACACCTGCATTTTGGTACCCATGTCCAAAATGACTTAGCCTCTCTATGCAATTGTGATTTTATACAGACTTGAACTGTTATGTAGGCCTCTAACCTAATAAATCTCGGGGACGGAATAAACCGTCCCCTTGAAATGCAACTTAATTAAATTTTTCCGTCCAATATGATATAAAATATATAATACTGGAGATCAAGATTATTATCAACATAACAATTACTACTATCAACGAAAAATCGCTTATGTTAGTTATATTCGTTATGTTTGACAATAAGTCAAAAAGAGGGAATGCCGAAATAATTATTAATGCTATTGATACAAATAGCTCTCCATATTCTTTTCTCATAGGTATAATGCTATTTGTGATATCTCTTCATAATCGTCTTCACTGACAAACCATGAATCGTTATCTGTTGTTAAATAACTCTTTCTTGATCCCAAATCTACATCACTTAATGATAATACACACATATCATCAGGATTTGCAGATTCATAATCTTTTAACTCTACGTTTTCATCACTACAATGCGCTTTAAGTCTACGCAATGATGAGTGATGCCGTCTAACTTCTAATTCTTCGTCAGACATTTGTCCGTTTTTTCTACGTTTTGCCATAATTAAGGACTAATAAAAATTATTCCGTCTTCAATGCATGATGGTGATTCTTCGTTCAAATCCTTTGAATCGCTTACTTTTGGACAAGAGAAAGGATTGTTAAAGATACACCCATTGCAATTGTATTGACGTTTAGCCCTAACAACAATGCCATTTATTTTGTAGATTCTGCCAGGACTAAGTTTTTTACTCATAGTTCACCTATTAATTGAAGCTTGTACATTGGTTGCTTAACTGGAACCATTTCGTATCCTTTACGAATTTCATCAACCTTTCGTAATACTCTAGATATTTTTCCAAGTTGATATACTCTATGTATGGTCTCACCTTTGGTGTAAGCTAGTATAAAACATACAAATCTTGATGGATTAGCATATAGCTTATCATATACAGGTGATACGCTATGATAGAATGCACCAATACCTTTCGTTGCGTCGATTTTATCCATATCATCTTCACTAATCATAATCTTTGTTGTCTTTCCTTCTTTTCTCAGGCGTTCTGACCTATCTACATAGTTTTTTCCAGTTGATATGTCTCTGACAGCTACGAATTTGCCGCCAGTGTAACATGTTACAACCATTAAACCACCTACCATTGTGCCACTAGGCAATACTCGGCGTACTACGTCTCCTTTACTAAACTTCATTTATGTACAAATTTGATTTTGTATCGAACAATTGATGTAATTACACCATTTCTTAACCTAATGCCAAGTGTAGGCTCGAGAGAGAATTGCTTACATGTGCTAATATAATCTACAACACTCTTTGAGATTGGAATAATCTCTGAGAATCCTACAGACTTATCAACATACACAGCTAGATACTTAACGGTTTTACCGTTAACACTCGGTTTCTGTACTATTTGTTTAATACATTCAACCTTGCAAACCATTGTGTCTATTGCAGCTTTTTGCTGCGCTTGACACTTTGAAGTCAATAACAATAACATTATTATTATGACTATCGCTATTAATGGACCAGGACTTTGACTTTCCGGCTTTTCGTACAATTTTACACCCATATTAAAAACCGTATAGTAACATTCAACATAAGATTAATGAATTGTTATGAATTTAACACTTGTCTTGCCAGCTCCTGGAACATTTGAATGTTTGTTGTTAATATAACTATTCAAAGTATTTTCCAAAGATTTGGCATTACATTTACTTAATCCAGAAGAGAGGATCATTGTAGATCCTCCCTCCTTAGCAACTACCTTGTAGTTAAGGTATTCAGCATCAGGCTTCCCTTTTGCTGACTGTGGCTTAACTGCTTGGTTATGCGTTTGCTTGTGCTTCTTCTGATTCATCATCTGTGCAAATGAATGGTTTACAATCCAGACCAATGGCCTTAATTACATTAGGCTCACTGAGTTTGTCTTCTGCGACTTCGCTAATTCCTCTAGCTATAAATGCAAGATGTTTCAAGTCATTAATGCTGTTGAACTTACCATCAACTTCAACTGTCACCTTAATGGTCTGTTCCTCTGTTACGGCGTCCAGTTCAACGTCAATAGATCTCAAGATTGGAATGTGTTTCTTGAACTTAGTCTCCACGTAACTAGGAGCATCCAAATAAACATGATCTGGAGACAGTGTACGAGATACTGTTACAACTGTTTTGTTACCGTCAGCAAAAACTTCTGACCCAAGCTTTGGGTATCCTTCACCCAACAATTTTTCGATAATGTTCATAATTTTGATAATTAAACATTGTTTATTTTTGTGTAAGACTTACCGCTTACACTCGGTATAAAAAGTGTTCCATCTGTATTTATAGAGGCTTTGGACTCTCAGCTTACGCTGGCTACATTAAACACTTAGGGTTGATGCAACTCAACCCTTATGTTTTAAATTGGTTTTAAATGCAGATCTGATGGTAATTTATAAATACAGAAATCAAATCTATTGCAATTATAGTCGAAACAATGAATACAATCATCATTTCTGCATCTTCCTTTTACGATTCTAAATACATGATGATTAATTGTGACTAATTGTCCTGGCTTATATCTATTACGAGTACCAGATGTCTTCCGTATGTTCTTCTTTTTCGAATTCATTCATACTACTTTACAATTAGTTCATCTACTTTAGACTTAGCTTCCAAATAATCAGCACCATAATCTGTCTCAAGATCTGTATCCATGAGGTCAAGATTATGTGTTCCATCGAGAGAGTCTAAAAGCGTCTCAGTGCATTTATAATACTCTTCGTACGCCTTTACTTTTTTCTCTGCTCTGTTATTGCTACTTTTTACAGCATTAATACCAAAGCAGGCACTAACAATGACACCAATAACTGCTCCAATAAAGAACATATTCAATTGGTCCATAAAAGAATGTTTCTTATCTTCCATATCTATATATATTTTGATTTAATCTATAAAAATGGTATATCTATCCTCACGAACCGATATACCTGCATGGAAATAAAACCTGTTGATAACTAAAAAATGATTTAATAAAGGTGTAGTGGCTACTGGACTCGAACCGTCGCTATGTGTGCGCTTTTATAGCCAAGTACGATACCCATATAATGAATTCGTACATAGTATACCCTCTTGCTTCAGCAAGTGTATAATAACCACTATCCGTCTCTCCAGATTGTCATAGAGATTAGGTCTACATTTGACGGTTTGCACCTTTTGCAAATAGGCTGTAGTTACCATATCTCAGTTTTACATGTAAACCCATTTAAAGGTTCAACGGCTTTTAACTCAGGCTACCGTAATTGCCATCTACCCTCTGTGTCATACAACCAACATTCCTAAAGCTTTGCAAGTACTATAGGCATGATTGTAGTGCATGGGCTTGGGACCATGACTGCCACATTACTACCTACGATTTATCACGTTAGCGTAGGTGCTTCGTCATCCTGGTTTATATACCGCATGAGATAACGGTTAAATACAACCTGTTCTATCTGAAATCTCACCTGCGGATCTTCCCATCTCCCATCTCAGGCAAGCTCTAAGCTAATGTCTGAGCGAAGCGAGTTACATTTGTTCAAGCAAGCAAGGTAGCGCCACGAGGACGCTACGATGCAAGTTGTTAGAAGGTTGCTGGAGGCACGCTGCCCGGAGCTGCTGCACCTGGTTGCTGAACGCCTGGCTGTGCCACATTAGGTTGTGCAGCTGGTTGTTGTGTAGCCGTATTCGGCTGAGCTGTAGCTGCTGCTAATGGGTCAGGAGCTGGTGTTGCTTGTGGTGCAGGCTGAGGCGCGGTATTACCTGCTACTGTCGCAGCTGTGTTGTTTACAGGCTTGAAGAATTGGCGCTCAATACTACGCACTCTTGAGACAGGGTCCCAGTTTTTTGCATAGTTTGGTGTGCCATCTACCTTTGGTGTCTCACTGATGAGGATACAGAATACAAGAACACTATCCATTGTTATAGGCTGACCAGTTGTCTTGTCCAATCTTGGACTATGGTCATTACCCAATAAATAACTCATACCGTGCTCAAGCTTCTGACGTACAAAGATACCATTTAAGAAGCGATAACGCTCTGGAATTGCATCTTCATTGCTTGTCTCTGCAATACCTCCATGTTGTGTGTCCAGATATGGACGGATTGCATTAATCAATCCATCAACACCGAACATTACAATGGATGTATTCTCCTCAAAGACACAATCCTGATTCTCCAATGTAGCTGCTACATATAAATTACCTTCAGTTTGTCCTTCCTGGGCTTTAGCCTTCAGGATAGACATATTAAACAAACGATACTTAGACATAATATATTGTATTTAATGGTGAAATAAATATTCAGCAAGTTCAAATAAATATTCAGCAAGTTCAAATAATCATTTGTGAAGATAATAGCTGAAAAGCTATATATTAAGGGAGAAGAATAATAACAAACAACATCAAATGCATAAATGGGCTAGTGGATAGATTGTATCCAACATCCGCATATCTACATCTTTCTCTTCTTCCTCTGCTAATAATCTAGAGGTGTTCTTTATGTTCTCGCAAGCAAAGAATAGGCAAGAGGGTAAGGCACAAGGCCTTACTCCCCAAGCTGATACAAACTGTCAACCTTATGAGCCAAATCAAGATATTTGACCATTTCATCACTTCCATCAGTGTCAAATAACTCATTCTTACCCATAACATGGTCTGCCGCATCAAGTGCAGCTTCTTGAGCTTTGACAAGCTCAGTTTTAGCGTCGTAATCATTGTGCAACAACTTATACTGGCTAAGTATAATGTTCTTCCCATTCTCCTGACCAGTACAATAACCTGCAACAAAACCACACACTAAAACAACAACTGATAAGATAATCCTACGAAATGTTTTCATAACTGTAATATTTATTGATTAAACATAAGCTAAAGAATAGAGAGAGTACGCCATTAGAATGGCAATACTCTCTCTACGAACTGCTGATTGTCTAGATACTTGTCGTATATACCGAATGATACATCATGTATAGTATAATCATACAAAGCGTCTGAGAACACAAGTTCAAGATAATCAGCACGTGGAATGATACCACGCACACGATCAATTGCATTGATTACATCAACAATTGAGTCATCAACCATATCGTGTTGAATAGCGAATAGCATGATAGCTACTAAACAGAATTTATCCATATTGATTATGTTTTATTGTTACTAATAGTAAAGAATTGTTCTTTATGTTCCCGCGATTAGGATGGAAATCTATCAGTGATGTCATTTAAGATGCCGGGGGTAGTCAGATCCGAAACGCGAGCCGGGGGAGGCAATTATTACTGTTTCTCGTTTCTGTACATATATAAAAATTTTATTTCTTGTTTCCGCACACACAACAGTTTAAAAAAAATAAAAAAAATAAAATATTCGGCAAGCTCAATAAAAAAAGCCGAGGCGTAAACCCCGGCTATCTATTCTGCTATCCCCGAATACTTCTATAAATTTGTAGAACTCTCCTTTTTCATCAAGCTGCAGTGCTAATTGTAGTATCTGTCTCGTTGGAGTCGCTTCCTCCCCCAAGTTCTCCACTTCCTTCAGAAGTGTCTGATATGCGTCTCTTTGCGCTGGATCCATCTTCTCTTGCCTCTTCATCTTTTATGTTGTTGGAGGAGTCGTTAGACTCCGTAATGTTTATATCTTTTAAAGCGTTTATAACCTCAGCTTTGGTAGTCTTTGTCTTTACATACTCGTTTATTTTATTGACTATTTCATTCTTGTGTGGATTTCCCTTTGTTTCATACATGTGCATGAGTACGGACATGCTATTAGTATACTCAGTACTCTTTGTTTCGTCTTTTGCTAGCTCATCTACAAGGTTTTCTAGTTCTTCAATGGTATAGTCATCCAATCTTCCGGAAACACTATCCACTGATCTAATAAGTTTTCCATCTTTATCGTACAAATTGCTATATTTACTAATCTTTCCCATTATTTTTTACTATCTTTAAGTATTATCCAACATGTTGTAGTAGCTACTATTGGAAGTATTAAAAACATGAATATTATATCAAATGGACTCATCTTTATCTGGTTCGTAAAATCCTAATCTTCTACCGTTTCTCTCGGCTTTCTGTATTATTTCTGCCGCTCTTAAATATTCTTTATCTTTTGCCATTTCGCTCAGCATGGGCTACGTATTTTGTGCACTCTTCCTCTACAATTTCACCATCGTCGTTATGTATTAAGTGAGTATATTTTTCTTTTGATCTGTTGAATTTAAACATTCTAAATGCTTTATCTCGCTCCTATTTATCATCGTATCTATGAATATATTTCATCATTTGAGTAGCATTTACAGACCCTGCTACCCCTAAATTACATAGGTTTTTAATAAAGCTAATAGCTCCATCTTCGCCGAATTTATGCTTTAGCATACTATATTCTTTAAGGCTCTTCTAGAACCATTGATTATCAAGATCGTATATTGGTTCCTATTCTACAATGTATGCTATATTTACTGGTACTCCATGTATAAAGAAATATTTACACTATTCTGTACACGGTTTATTCTAGTATTGTAGAGATAAGAAGTCGGCATAATATAGTACAGCACTCATCTCAAACTAGTTCATCGTTTATTTGCTGTTTTGTTTACACACTCTGTAAAGTACCCAATTAAGTACGCAAATACTTCATTTGTATCGTCAGAGAGCTTTATATGGCATGCCTCAAGTATATCTACGGCTGCATGAAATGACTCATGAGCAAACGTGTTTACATCATTATCATTATTCCAGATTTTGTTTACTACTATGATTTCGCAATCTTCGTCCGTTGATTTATCATATGCACCTCTAACAGTGTAGGCTGTATAATCTGCCCATTCGCCATCATATATAGATGATTCATCTTGTCTAAACGCAAATCTTTTATCCATCACAGACTTATCCGGGTTAATTATAACGAATAAACTAAATCCGTATACTGTCTTATATTCGTCTATTATACACTTTTTCTTCTTATCCATACTATTCTTATTAGTCTTACAATTATTATTAAGCTTATATAGCTCTACTATAGTTGTATAGTCTTACATACTGTAATAGCTGTACTACTAAAGTAGATCTCCTAAAGAGAATATATAAGAGAAAGGGTTCTAGTTGACTAACCCTCTACTATCCCCCTAACGTAAAAAAGCTAAAAAAGTTGCATATTTGCAAGAAAAATGCTATTTTTACAAAATTTATACCATATTTGCAACCTTTTTGAAAATTATTTCGTTATGGCATCGTAAAACAATAAAAGCAATTGGATATGACAAAGATTTTAAAGGTTATTAAGCCTTTCTTCGTAATGGAGAAAGGTGATACATTTGAGTACAACGCTGATACAGATCAGTACGAAAGTGTATATAACGAAGAGCATAATAGCTCAAACGAAGACAATTCAACGGTTGTTTCTTCTTACAATTCTGTTTATAGAATCTCAAAGGAATATGCAAAGATGCTTCTTGATAATGGATACGTTGAGGAAGTTGATGATAAAAAGAGATTCGTAAATATCTTTGACGAGATCAACAATAAGCTCTCAGAATACAACAATGAGCTTTGTGCTCTTAAGTCAAAAGCTGATGAGAACACACCTCAGTGTTTGCTTGTTGAGAAGGAGACAGTATTGAGAAACATGATTAAATTACTTGAGTACCTTAAAGGATTGAAGAAGTAATATGGATGAGAAGATGATAGATCAGACCCAGTTGGCAGAGGACTTGAGCTCAAAAATAAAGTATGAGTTCAGACAGATGTTCTTGGTAAAGCCGCTTGAGCCTGTTAAAGTTAAGAAGAAGATCTCCGAACCTGTGGTTAAGGACACTAAGCCTAAGAAGGATAAGGATGGAATCGAGGCAGTTGATTATGATGAGGTAAAGACAGAGATAAAAGAAGTTGATTCAGATTTCTCTAGAGCTGTAGTACTTAAGTTGCCATATGAGTACACGCACCCATATGATGATGAGAAAATACAGCAGATGCCTATCAAGGTTGGTGATATCGTTATATATAGATCATCTAGAGGTGCTATGTATTTCGATTTGCTTAAGGACTCTCAACTTGTATCGCTTTACGATATTGTAGCAACTGAAATAGTAGAGAAGTGATGAATATAGATAAAGTTTGTAAATAGATTGGACGTACATTGAACGATGACCCAGAGCTAGTAAAACAAATAGTTATGCACTAGTTTTAGTTCGTAGTTGATGTTATGAAAGATCAAGATGATACTAGAGACGTATTAATAAACAAACTATTTAGATTCAAACTTAAAAATAGATTTAAAGATAATAAAAATAAACCATTAAGCCCATATGAAAAAGATAATAAACATTGATCGCAAGCCTATTATTGTTGATACAGATGCAGCTGAGGTTTAGGCGATTAATAGATCTGCAAGAGGTATCGATGATGTTTACGTTATTCCAGAAGATGCTAATATTGAGTGGACATCAAAGTTTTTCCCTAACAAAACTATCTGTGCAGATGTAAAGAAAGATGATATTCTTATCACATTCTACGACAAAGATCTTGGCACAGATTTTGTAATAATTAAGTCTGAAGATTGGTTAAAGGCTCTAAATAACGCTAAAACTGCTGATCAAAAACGAAAAGAAGAGTGGGCAGCAAAGCAGAAGGAGAGCGCACATGTGAATGCTGCTTGCGACGATTGTGGAGACTATTGTGGACAATGTTAATATTTAAGTTATGAAGAAAGCTATTAAAAAGACAGTTAAGGTAAAAAGACCTAAGTATATAATCTCTATGCTGGATGTTGCCAACACAAACGATGTTACAGCGTATTTCATTAGCAAGAAGATTTCGGCAGGTATGAAAGTTACTGATTGTGACTATTATACAGTTATATCAATCCTTACAGATGCTTTGCTCGATGAGCTTTTTCCAGAGAACCTCTCAGCCGTAGTAAATGATGGCGGAGTTTATAGAAGATGTAAGGCATTCAGAGCCGAAGAGAAGGTCAAGAAGCCTTGGTATAAACGTTTATGGAATTGGATTACTCGTACTAAGTAATCACCTTTAGAGTCTATTAGTCAAACGGTAAAGACGACCCGATACAAAGGGAATAGTTAGCAGGTTCGACTCCTGCATAGACTCCAACACATAACTTTTTGAATTAAATTTTATAGTTTAATAAAGTGGCATCCCTGTGTGTACACTATAAACAAAAGGCTACCATGGTAAGCTGACACAGGGACCCAATACTGGTTATAAGTCCAGATAAAACTTATAAGAGTCAAAGAAAACGGGCGGGATACAGAAAGGATGCGAAATCATTTAGTTGACAACGAACGCTGAGAGGTTGTCGCCATTTCTGAAATCTCTATAAACTGGGATATCCGGGTGAAACAAAAGCTTTCTGCCCTAGCAGCGCTCGGAGCTGCAGGATCCAAATGGCGCTAATACTGGTTCTGCGTAACTCCAGATAAAAGTTACGTGCTTATTGCCCTATGGTGTAACGGCAGCACAGGAGTCTCTAAAACTCTTAGTCTGGGTTCGAATCCTAGTGGGGTAACAATAAAAATAATATTTGAATACTATGGAGTTGAAATTTAAGAGACTTGAGGATAACGCTATCCTCCCTATTCGTGGCACAAAAGGTGCTGCAGGAATTGATTTGACTTGCACTAAGATTGAAACAGCTCTTAATGAAGCAAATCAGCTAATGTTGGTTTACCATACAGGATTGGCAGTTGAAATTCCTGCCGGATATGTTGGTTTACTTATACCACGCTCTAGTATTTGGAAAAAGTCATTATGGCTTACTGATAATGTCGGTGTTATCGACAGTGATTATAGAGGCGAGATTGTAGCATTCATGAAGGCTACAACAGATACAATTCCTGCTGTTTACAAGCAGGGCGAACGCTTCTGTCAGTTAGTCATCGTTCCTATACCAGAGTATACAATCACAGAGGTTTCTGAGCTTTCGTCAACAGAGAGAGGCGATGGCGGATTTGGTTCTACTGGCACAGAACACGAAAACGAATCTAGCGCAGCTACGGGAACTCAGTCACAGCTTAAGGAACAGGTTGAGTCCGTACCAGAGTCAGCGGCGGCACAAGAAGGTGCTGAGGTAAGCGAAGGATAGGCCTAATTCGCTTATATAAAGGGGATTACCGAAAGGTAGTTCCCTTTTACTGTTTAAACACATTAATGCATTAATTATGATTTAGGAAAAAGATTTTTTTATATAGAGTTCCAGTAAAGGATGCACTCGTAACAGCACCTGGGAAGTAGGTTAGAAATCCAGAAATATTGGTTGATCTTGAAGGTGGGGAATTTATGCATGGAAATATACTGGATGCAAACTCTACAAATAAACTTATTGATCAGTCTGTAAAAGATGCTATAGACAATAGCATTGAAAATGATAATTATGTTACAAGGGATTTACTTGAAGCTGAAACAAGCGCTCGTACAAAGAGTGATGAAGATTTAAATGCTAAGATTAAGGCAGAGCAGACTAGAGCAGAAGGTAAAGAGAAAGAGATATCAGATAAGCTTGCAATAGTTGATGGTGATTCAAACACAGAAGGATCATTTAGAAAAGCTATTGCCGATGTGATTGCTGCTGCCCCAGAAGATCTTGATACACTTAAAGAGATTGCTGACAAACTTGCTGGTAAAGATGACTTGCATACAGCATTAAATCAGGCTATTACAGAAAAGGCTGATGCGTCTGCGCTTGCAAATGAAGTTAGTAGAGCTACTGGTGTCGAAAATGATTTGCGAACTGCTATTGGCACAAGGGCTGATGCGTCTGCGCTTAGTAACTACGTTCTTACAACAGCGCTTAATTAGTAGATTGATACGCTGAATGCTGCTATTAGTGCTAAGTAGGATGCAGGTAGTTATGTTCCTTATGATCAAACTGTTACATCTAGATATAGAATAGACAAGGATCTTATGATAGATAACAGTGAAGGTAGTGCAGTGTTAAGTACTTATAACATCAGTGCTATTTCGAATAGTAATACTGAAATACAGATAAACCCAGATGGTATTACTATGAGAGATGACGATAATACTATAATATTAAACAGAACCGGCATAATTCTACCTAATGGCGACAATAATCATGTATTAACTTCCAATGCTTCTACTATAGATATAACTCAATATGCATTAAAAACTGAGCTCCCTACTGTTCCCACAAATGTTAGTCAACTTACTAATGACTCTAATTTTATAACATAGCAAGATGCTGATGCTAAGTATGCACTTGTGAATAGTCTTAATACTGTGAATGATAGCATTTCCAGTTTGAGAGTGGGCCTGTAGAAAAAATAGGATAAAATCACAGTTAATGGTATTGATGTTACAAATATAAAAACAGCTGATATCACAAGACTAAGAACTATTGTAATAGAACTTATAGATGCACTTACTATAAGTGGTCTAATTAGACAAAATTCAAATCTTGAATAAAGCTAGGTCTTAATGAAAGCATGACGGGGTTCACTGCCCCGCTTTGTAGATGGGTGGCAGACGTTGTAGGAAAGAAGGAAAATATAGATTGGGATAAATTCAAATAATCTTTAACTGTGGCGTTTTAGACGTGGTCTTCGATGACACCACAGTACAATAATTGTTAACAATTTAAATGAATTAATATGATTAATTTTTGCGTAGAACCAAAAAAGCCTTGTCGCAAAAATCCAATCGGAGAATTAGATTTTAAAATAGACAAGTGTTATTCGTCAATATATTCTAGATTGTGCTGCCATGAAAATGATTCTGTCTCACATATATCTTAGGAAGAAAGAGATGAATGGAATGGAAAGGCTAGCAATTCTGCTTTACTAGATCTTCAAAATCAGTTAAACGAAATAGCTGGAGACGGAGATAACTCTATAAAGAAAGAGATATTGATAGAAGTGTCTAGGCAGATAGCGGGTGCTATTACTGATTTAAATATTGAAGAGTATGCTAAAAAGAAATATGTTGATGACGCTATTAGTAATATTGACTTTGATTAGTATGTTACAAAAGAGAATGCCGATTCTACGTATTTAAACAAGGCTGACTATATAAAATTTGATCCCACTAACTATTATACTATAGCTTAGATATAGAAGATAATCGAAGACTCTACTATAGGGAAAGATTATCCTATAGAGAGCTTTACATTGGAACACAATGAGCTTATTCTTACATAGAAGAATGGTGGTTAGTTTAGAGTTGCTTTATCTGGAAATGGATCTGATGGAGGATTAGATACCGATTATGTATAGCAGTAGCTTTTAAATTATATTAAAAAGAACACATTATCAAAATTGATAATAAACGATAAGGTGTACTCTATTGAAAGTGGGCGTGACATAAAAATACCTATTAGTGGTGCTAGTTCAAGTATAGACTATACTAAATTTGGATATAGCAAATCTTATTTCAAAAAACACCCAAGTAATTCTGTAGCGCCAAGTAAACCTAGTGCAAATAGACCACCTGAAGACGGTTCTGGGTGGGTTGATGATGCCCCAAATTAGGAAGCTGGATACTACATATGGATGACACAAGTATTCATAAATGGTAATGGATAGTATGGAGAATATACAAATCCAATATGCTTAACTGGAACAGCTGGAGAAAACGCCGTATCATACGATATTAAAACGTCTACGAGTACTATTAATTACCAAGATGGTATAATGTACCCAGATCTTATTAGTGTATATGTTGCAAAAAGCGATGGTTCACAGATTACAAATATTACACCATCAAATAGTTCTAATTGGTCATTCTCGTATAGTATTGATGGCGGAAGTACATGGACCGCAATATCATCTGATTAGATTCAAACAGAAGGTGATAACGGAATGTTGTTTAAAGCTACAAATGGAACAATAACATTAACTGAATACGTTCCGATCATTAGGTCTGGTATAAATGGACTTAATGGAATAACCTACTCATTACAGCTTTCAAACATATCATTGTCATACGCTCCAGCAGATTAGGACTATAACTTATAGATGAGCTGTAATGTTAATCTGTATAAAAATGAAACTAGTATAAATGATACTGAGGCGAATTTATATATGCAATTAAATTCGAATAGTAGAGCAAGTTTGCAGTATGATTCAGATAATTGGACAGTTACAGTAAATACAGCTGTGCAATCCAAGTCTAGCACTATTACTATATATGCAGAGAATAAAAATGGAGCACATCTTACATCTATGACTATTCCTGTATCGTCATCTGGAGATAAAGGTGATCCTGGAGATGGATCTATTGGACAAACATTCAAAGGTTCGCCTTTAAGAATTGTTGGTGCATGGACAAGTGGCAAAAAGTACTATGATGGAAAGAGAGATGCTGAAAACGGAATATTCTATCAAGACGTTGTACTTTATGAAAACATGTATTATGTTTGCGTAAATACAGATTCCGGAGAATCCGACCATTGGGTAATAACTCCTGATGTTGCTACATATTTTCAGAAGTTCGCAGTTACAGAAAATTTTGTAGCTGATAAGATAATAGCAAATTAGGCTTATGTTAAAGAGTTGTCATCAGAAGAAGTTGTTATAATGGACGACGATGCAATCGTAGCAGGTATGACTTCTAGTAAGTCTATTGATAGTAAATCTGATCTTAATGGAAAGGTCACGAATAAGGGTGATGTTCGTATATGGGCCGGAAAAATGCAGACAACTGGAGACTTAACAACGGCGTATACCACAATAGATTCAAATGGGTCAATTGTTATGCAAAATATACAACAGGGTAAAAGCATTAAACTCAATCCGAAGTAGTGTTCTTTTAAAATAATCGGACCAGTTAGTATTACAGGTGACTCATATACAGATGGAACATATCTCCCATCTAGCGACGAAAGGATAGAATTAGCTAATTTTGAATATACTATAGATCCAGATTCACTTTCTTCTGCAATTAGATTAATTATGAAAAGCTTTGGAAAAATAATTATTGATCCACTTGATAGAGAAATTTCTGTCTATAGTAACAAAAATGATAACAAGGGTTTTGATTGTTCTAGTATTACTGAACAAAGTATAAGATTGTATGATGGTAACGGTAGACCATATATAGATATTAGCGGCCACGATGTTGCAGGTAATGATTTTGTAACATTAACAAATAGTTATAATAATAAAGGGCTTCATTTAAAGAGAATTGATAATGCGTCATCGGATGATATATTGTATATATTAGATGGTCTGCCTACAAGCGATCCAAAAATTGAAGGAGTTTTATGGATGGATTCCGATAGAACACTAAAAGTATCTAGTAGAGGATTTGGGTCATGAAAATAATTAGATAGAACATACTTCCTCCAAAAGGATTTCTGGCGATTAATTTATTTGGATATCTATTCTGTAGGCCAAATGCTAAGATAACTGATATTACAATCAATCATGAACAGATACATACAGAATAGATGAAAGAAATGCTATATGTACCATTTTATTTATGGTATGGAGTAGAATGGTTAGTTAAACTGTTCTGTAAAGGAAATGCGTATAGAAACCTTTCCTTTGAGAGAGAAGCTTACAGTAACTAGTACAATTTAGATTATTTAAAAACAAGAAAACATTATAGTTGGCTTAAAAGACTATTTAAGTAATGTTTGACATCATATAGAATAAAATACAATTAAGCACAGAAGATTTAGCTATACCACCATTTAAAGACTTCTACAACAATGCTAAAGATAAACAAGATGCGTTAAAGAAGATTGAATTCATAGTGTGGAGATATAAATGGAATAGCCCATATGAGGCATATCCAGAGAAAGAACGCACATGGAGAGTAGCTAAAGATGTACTTAATAATGAGAATTATAAACCTGATGACGTTGTAAAAGAATTAGCAAAAAGGTTCCAGGAGTTCCAAGAGACTCCTGCTACCAGGCTGCTTAAATCTTCTAAGAGCGCAGCAGAGGGCATTATGAACACGATGGATAGCTATGCAGAAGAAGAGCTTGATATAGATACAGCTAAGAAGCTTTCAGCTATATTGAAAGATGTTAGCGGAATAATCAAGTCGTTAGACATGGCTATGAAGTAGGCAAAAGCAGAACAAGCAGAAACCGGTAGAGTCAAGGGTGGTGGCATTATTGGTATGTACGAATAATTATGATAGACTTTAATTAGAGACTCCATGATACTGATAAGTTTAGATAGGCAGCTATCTTCTTTCAACAGCATGGATGCTATACCTTAGCTCCTAGAGGTACTACTGATTATAACAAATATTGGGAGCAAGAGACAGATAGATGCATTAATGGTTATACAGCTCCAGATGGAGAAGGTATAACTGGATACAATTACTTCTATCTAAATTATAGTCCAATCATGCGACTTAAGGAAGAAGAGTATACAGATAGAGAGGGTAACCTCAGAAAGAGGAGACAACGTATACTTGAATTCCCTAGCTTTTGGGACTATGATTACTATTATTTTTGCGCTATAGAACAAGCAGAGTTGGAAGGAAAACATATGGCTGTGCTCAAATGCAGACAGAGAGGATATTCATTTAAGGGTGGATCTATGCTAGTTAGAAACTATATGCTTATACCAGGTTCGAAGAACTTTGCTATAGCATCAGAACAGAAATTCCTTATAGGTGATGGTTTGTTAACTAAAGCCTGGCAGATAATGGACTTCCTTGATAAGCATACAGCATGGGCTAAGCAAAGACTTGTGTCTACACGTATGGAAAGAACATCCGGTTATAAAATCACCGATGAGTTTGGTAAGTAGACAGAACAAGGATACCTGTCTAGTATAACAGGAATAACCCTTAAGAACGATCCAGAACGTGTGCGTGGTACACGTGCTAAGCTTGTACTATGGGAGGAAGGTGGTAAATTCCCTAGCCTTCTTGACGCATGGCGTATAGAACAGCCTTCAGTAGAAACAGACGATGGTAAAGCGTTCGGATTGATGATAGCATTTGGTACCGGTGGTACCGAAGGAGCTAGCTTCGAAGGATTGAAAGAATTGTTCTATAAACCTAAGTCTTATAATGTTCTCAGCTTCCCTAATATATGGGATGAAGGCAGAGAGAATACTGAATGTGCATTCTTTGTTCCAGCGTATTCGAACCTAGAGTCATTTGATGATGATGGCAATTAGGTTTACATGGATAAAGATGGAAATAGCTATAAAGAGAAAGCTATATAGAATCTTATAGACCAGAGAAACAAGGTAAAGGACGGTGGTGCTAGTCAGCAATCAATAGACCGCTTTATATCAGAGCGTCCTATAAGGCCAGCAGAGGCTGTATTGGAGCTTGGTAAGAATATATTCCCTAGAAAGTTATTAATGGACCAGTTGACCAGAATAAGGACCAATAAGAAGCTTCAAAGCATGAAGCATATAGTTGATCTAGAATGGGATGGAAATGGTCAAGTAAAGGCTACAGAAAAGCCTAGTGGTGATATAACTAACTATCCTCTTAAAAAGGGAGATAAGCCACATGGATCTGTAGTTATATGGGAGTACCCAGTAAAGGATCCTCCACTCGGTTTATATATAGGAGGATGCGACCCATACGACCATGATGATAGTTTTACAAACTCTCTTGGTTCTACATTTATATTTAAACGCGTAAGAGCTGGGGAAGCATGGACAGATGTAATAGTAGCAGAGTATTCCGGAAGACCGGATACAGCAGAAGAATACTATGAGAATGTGCGCAAGCTTCTTACGTTTTATAACGCTAGATTATTATTTGAGAATGAAAGAAAAGGAATCTACCCTTACTTTACGAATAAACACTGCGATTACCTCTTGGCTGATTAGCCAGATAAAATCATATCTGAAGTCTTTAAAGACAGCAAAGTGCAAAGAAGAAAAGGATGCCACATGACCAAGCAAATTAGGGCGTATGGCGAAGGATTAATATTAGAGTGGCTGTTAGATGAGTTTGAAGAAGGCCACCCTAATGTAGAAAGAGTATACAGCGAACCTCTAATAGAAGAGCTTATAGAGAATGATGGTGTACGAAATGTAGACCGAGTTATAGCTTTGTGTATGGTAATGATATACAGAGAGGAGCTCTATTAGCTAAAGGTGTCGTCTGCAAAAGAACAAAACAAATAGGTTGAACTCTTCGAGATGCCGTTATTTAGCAAACAATGGTTTGAAGAAGATAGCAGCACAAGTGAAGACGGTATGCCGATATTCACATTTTAATACATGGAAGATAACTTATACAATTCAGCTTTCCCCAGACAAAAGCTCCCTCTTTCAAAGAAAGGAAAGAAGTGGCAGGAAGATTGCGTTAACTATATTATAGGTGAAGGTAACGTAACATCTGGAGGAAATAGTACATCATATTACGGAGAGCTGTAGACCTATTATAATTTATATAACAGCATCTTCGACGAGAAGGATTTTAAATCAATTACAAACCCATTCAAGGTCGAGGATGGTTTTCCTGCTACTCCTCACGACTTTAATATTATAAGACCTAAAGTAGATTTGCTCATAGGTGAGGAAACAAAAAGACCTCTTAACTTCAGAGTTATCAGAACTTCATAGGAGGCTACATCAGAAATGCAGGAGAAAGAGAAATAGATGATTCTACAATATATAGAAGCAGCTATCACAGCTAAAATGAGCCCAGAAGAAGCTCAGTAGTTCCAGGAATAGCTACAGTCTGGAGAGATTATGCCTCCAGAGTAGATAGCTAAGTATATGGACAAAGACTACAAAGATATTGTAGAAAATACTGCGTATCATTCTCTTACTTATCTGAGAGAGAAGCTTGATCTTGACAACGAGTTTATCAAAGGCTGGAAGGACGGATTGATCTCAGGTAGAGAAATTTATTACGTTGGCGTACTTAATGCAGAGCCATATGCAGAGAGAGTTAATCCTATATGTTTCTCTTATGACAAGAGTCCAGATCTTGAGTTTATTGAGGATGGATCATGGTGTTGCAGAAAGATGCGTATGCCTATAACTGAAGTATACGACAGATATTACGATAAGCTTGAAGAGAAAGACCTTGACAAGCTTGAAGAAATGATTGGTTCTACTCCAGGTAGAAATCTTGGAGATAGAAGTCCTGTTGATATGGGCATACAGTTGCGTATATATGATAATCCTATATTTGAAGGATCAGGTAAATCGCTTGTAAATGTATGGCATTGTTGCTGGAAGTCTTTTAAGAAGATCTTCTACGTAACAACTACAGATGACGCAGGACAGCCTTAGATCAATATAGTTGATGAAACATATCAGCCTGTTGGTAATGAGGTTAGTGTAGAACCAGATTGGATTATAGAGGTATGGGAAGGATACAGAGCTGGTAGTGACTTATACTTTGGTATACAGCCTATCGAATATCAGCATGTAAGTATCGATAATCCTAATAGCCAGAAGCTTCCTTATTGTGGCGCTATTTATAGTAACACAAATAGCAAACCTAGATCATTGGTTAGTATTCTTAAGCCATTACAGTATATGTACATTGTATTGTGGTACAGACTTGAGTTGGCTATCGCAAGAGATAAAGGTAAGGTTGTAAACATGGATATTACATAGATTCCTAAGTCTATGAATATTAGCCCAGCTAAATGGATGCACTACTTGTCTAGTGTTGGTGTTAACTTTATTAACCCATACGAAGAAGGTTGGAATATCCCAGGAAGAGAGGGTGGCAAGCCTGCTCAGTTTAACCAGATAACAGCGTTGGACCTTACAATGTCTAACGTCATAGCTGAATATATACAGCTGATGGATAAGATAGAAGAACTGGCTGGAACGATCTCTGGTATTACATAGCAGCGTGAAGGAGTTGTAACCACATCAGAGATGGTAGGTAATGTAGAAAGATCTGTAGTACAGAGCTCACATATTACTGAGCCATTATTCTGGGTTCATAACCAGTGCAAGCGAAGAGTGCTTAATATGCTTCTTAATACAGCTAAGGGTGCTTGGGAAGAGACTGGCAAACAAAAGCTACAGTATATCTTTGATAATGGAGAAAGAGCATTCTTGGACATTACTCCTAAGTTCTATTATGAGGATATGGATGTATTCGTAAGTGATACATCTAAAGATCTTGAGAATATATAGAAGCTTCAGCAGCTTATACAGCCAGCTATGCAGAATGGCGCTAGTTTACTTGAAGCCGCAGAGATTCTTACAAACGATAACTTCAATATCATTAAGCAGAAGCTTAAGGATATGTAGACTAGACAGGAGCAGATATAGCAGCAGCAGCAGGAAGCAGAAGCTCAGCAGCAATAGCAGTTACAGCAGATGCAGAATGAGTCTAAGCAGCAAGAGCTTATGTTGCAGGAAGCTCAGATGGATCTTCAGAGATATCAGATTGATCAAGATAATTAGACTAAGATAGCTGTAGCACAGATTAATGCTTATCGTGGAACAGAGGAATTAGATCAGGATCAAAACGGAATCCCAGACCCAGTAGAAATAGGCAAACAGGCTATCGAGCAGCAGAAGATTAATCAAGAGGCTTACAATAAGCGTTATGAAGCTAAGCAGAAGCGCGAGATAGAAGATCAGAAGATTTAGCTTGAGAAGGATAAGATGAAGCATGAGACAGAGCTGCAGAAGGCTAAGGATGATGCTGCTTATGAACGCGAGAAACTTAAGGCTCGCACGGCCCTTAAGAATAAAACATCTGGCGAGAAGTAATGAAGTTTGACAACAAGACATTTTAGTAGAAGTATGAGGCGTGGAAGAATGGCGCTGATTACTGGAAGGATATTAGAGGAATCAACTTGGGTGGAAACACCCAGGCTGAGGAACCTAGTACAGAAGAGTAGCTGCAGATTGATCAGAATGTATAGTCTATACTTAATGCTTATAATGAAGGAAAGGATGTTAATATAGCTGAAGACATTATTAAGCCATTACCTTTTGATACTCCATTAAATGAAGAGCATCCTATACTTCGTAAATATAAAGGTGGAAAAGATGATTCTATTAATACTTTTGTTAACAGAATGGGCCCTCTTGTAGGACAATAGCTAAATAGATACGGTTATGGTGATGCTACATTTTACAATGTAATGCGTTAGCTTGCATATGAATCTAATTACGGTAGATCTAAAGCTGCTAGAAGACAACACAATTATGGTGGAGTAGGCTGGAATGGTAAGACTTACAATACATACAAAAGTGATGCGGATTTCGTTAAGGATTATGTAAGGCTTATGCATACACGATATGGAGCAGCGCTTAGAGCTAAATCTACATAGGATTATGCTAGGGCTCTTAAATAGAAGGGTTATTATGAAGATTCTCTTTAGAATTACTCAAGAAACCTTAATGGCATGAATAGCCTTGTTATAGCCGCTCGTAATCACAGGAATTCGCATAAGGATGCTTATAACTATAATGTACAGCTAAACGACCTTGAGTAGGATTACGAAGACGCTAAGAATGCTAGTCCTATAATTATTAATTCGCCATCTACAAGGTAGCCTAGTACTATTAGGGCAGATGTTCCTACAACTCTACTTGGTCCGACTTAGGAAGAGATAAAGGCTCAGCAATAGCGTGATCTTAATAAGTACAAACAGTAGATGTACGATAGGATAACATAGCCTTCACTTCCGAATATGCTAAACTTGCTTCCATCTAATAACTTTGGTAAAGACTCTTATGGCTAGAAGTTCTGGTGGAGAAGAGGTAATAATCTTAAACTGATGTAATTATGACACAAATGGAAAGTCCAAAGCGAAAGATGCAGAAGAAGAATGACTATCAGCGTCATAAGCTCTTTCGTAAGATTAAACGTAGAAGAAAAGCGTAGGCTAAAGCAGATTAGTAGGTAGCTATGAAGTAGCCTAGAAAGAAACTTAAGCTTCCTAAGTTTGGAGACGGTAAGGACATCAAATCAGAAACAGGTGCTCCTTTAGAAGTTAAAGATGGAATGCTTTATTACAAAGAAACAGGAGAACCGTTTTATAGCGCTGGATTACTATTACCTGAAGTAGAAATTATTGGAGATAAATCAAAAGTTAACCCATGGGCTGCTTCTGGTAGACATAACACGTCTTCATATTGGGATCCTAATGGCGTTGTTCATGGTTTTGATAAATTAGTAGAAGCTGCAATAAACTATCCAGCAATGATTATGAAGCAAAACGGATACGATGCATCCGGATATTACGACAAGGTTAGTAAAATCGGTAAGGCCATGACAACTTTGTCGCCAATTAGATGGATTGGAACTTTGCGTGGAACAGGAATGCCATGGGAATAGAGTAATTAGGGGCTTTATGGTGGTTACGGAGAAACAGGAAGAGCTGCCGATTAGTTATTTGATATAATGATAGGATCTAAGATTGGTGAAAAATTTTCTAATAAAATTTAGAACACAAAGGGATTGCTTGAACTATCAAAAGAAAATCACAATCCATTTAACAACGCTTTCACAAGATCTATATTATATAGCTATCTTCCTCCTGCTTCTTATTCCGCAAGAAAACTTGTTGCTCCAGCTCTTGCGTGGCCATATTATATTTTAAAAGGTAGTGCACCAGATATCAATAAAGCATTTTGGACTTAGAATAATTTTGCTGGCAAAGCTCTTAAAAGTGTTTTTGAAAAAGCATATAATGTAGATGGAGATATTGCTTTGTAGGCAAGAGCTAATGCGTATAGGAGGTATTTGAAATTGCCGCAATCTGGAGATTATCAATTTACATAGTCTGCAGCAGATGGAACAAAATTAACCAATATAGACGCTTTAAAACAATTAAAAGGAAAAGGCTATGGTGGCGATGCTAGAGATATAGAAGTAGTTAACGCGGTAACACCATTCGCTGATAAAGACTTTATTACGAGTGCCGGTGGAAATGTGTCTGTTTCAACTAAATTATTAAATAAAAAGCCAATAGAAGGCATTATAAAGGTAAACGATACTTGGGATTTAATGCCTGGATAGAGAATAAATAAAAAGATATCTAATTTCTTTAATGAGTACAGAACTAAGTCTATAAATAAATTTGGTACAAGGTTAAAATCAAAATCAAAAGACTTTATCGGATATAGAAATTAGGGCTTATTTGACAGAATGGATTACCCAGACTGGATGACAATAAGTCAAAAAATTAAGTTATCAGATATCATAGATAAAGGTGGCGCTACTAGAACGGCTACAAATAATAGCGGGTTAATAGGAATGCTTGGTAGATCTGGAATAAAACTTGGAGATTATTTATAGAACTTCAATTATGAAAATACAAATCTTTATAATCATTTGAATAATTTGGAGGTTGGCAAATATATTGGAGCAGAACCATTTGATATACAATACGATCTTCCGTTTCATATTTAGGATCACAAAATAAACATTGGCCTTGGTAGAACTCCAACTCCATTAGAAAATAAAATATATCCACAGCTTTTGCAATTTCATAATTCTGGCAAAGATATTAATATTAAACCATCTAAGCGTGGTACATTTACTAAAGCAGCTAAATAGCATGGTATGAGTGTTCAGGGCTTTGCTAATAGGGTCTTAAGAAATCCAAGTAAGTATAGTGCTACTATGAGAAAGAAAGCCAACTTTGCGCGTAATGCATCAAAGTGGAATAAATAATAACATTACACGGGTTCGACTCCCGTGTAGCGTACAACAATTAAAAATATTAACTTAGTTATAATTTAAATTATGGCAAGAAAGAAGAAAAATCCATTAGGTGATTTTGAAGACGCTTTGAGCTCTCTCGGGTTCGGTGGTCAGGAAGGTGGCGACAGCGTTACAGACATCGATAACCAGGATGTGGTTAATCAGGTGTTAGACGACCCTAATGATGATATTGATAATTTAGACAATCCAGATGACGACAAGTCTTCTGAGGATAATAAAGATGATAAGAATGTAACTGGCGATCCTAATGCTCATGATGATGAGACACAGATCCCAGATAATATTTTAAATAATAATACGTCCGACACAACTACAGTTGACAACGAATAGGATGACGACAATGATAATAATGATCAGCAGACTGACACTGACGTCGTAGATCCTGGAGAAGCAGAATAGATTGGTGCTTTCTTTGACGCATTCGCTGAAGCTAATGGTTGGAGTGTTGATGCAGACGAGAAACCTAAGTCAGTCGAGGACCTCGTAGAGTATATCAAAGATGTCGTAGATGAGAATTCAACCCCATAGTACGCCGATGATCGTATTGCTATACTTGATCAGTACGTAAAGAATGGTGGTAAATTTGAAGACTTCTATCAGACACAGCAGAAATCTATGTCTTACGATAACATAGATTTGGAGGACGAATCTAATCAGAAAGCAGCTGTTCGTGAGTTCTATAAATTACAGGGAATGAATGACGAACAGATTAGTCGCAAGATTGAGCGCTATGAAGATGCTGACATGCTGGAAGATGAAGCAGCTGATGCTGTAAATTATCTTAAGGCGTACGAACAGCAACAGCAAGAGTATATGGCTCAGCAACAGGAAGCTCAAAGACAGGAACAAGAGCAGCAAGCTGCACAATTTATGAACGATCTTACTTCTAGTATTAATAGTCTTACAAATATTAGAGGTATCAATATTCCAAAGGAGGATAGAAAAGCGTTGTTCGATTATATCACAAGAACTGATGCAGACGGTTTAACAGAGTATCAGAAGGCTTTTAATAATAACCTTGTTAACAATTTGATAGAATCAGCCTACTTCACAATGAAGGGTGATGCTCTACTGGGCGAAGCACAGCGCAATGGTCAGACATCTGCTGCGAGTAAACTTAGACAAATGCTCAAACACCAAACAAAAAATCATACATCATACAATGTTGGGCATGAAAAACAACCTCAGGCATGGGATCTCGCGTCAAAATACCTATGATGAGACAATTAATATATTATGAATAATTCAAGTTCTTTATTAAATAATCTTCAGCTCTACCGTGGTAAGCGTTTTGCTGACTTGGTAGACGAAAACATGATTGCTAACGCAATGCTTACAAAGCCTCATGAAGTAGCAGGCTTGTTGTCATTGGTTTTTGGTACAAAGGATGATGGTATTTCAACTACCATCGACTTGTTAACTGGTGGTCTTGGTTCAACCATGACTATCGAAAACAGAGAATATGAGTGGTCTGTAATGATTGATGCTGATCACGCTGTTAACATCCGCTATGCTAAGTGGAATGGTAAGGAGATTACTCCTAAGTCAATTACAGAAGGTTTGACTCCAGGTATTAACAATACTCCTATTTATCTTGGTCTTGAAGAGAAGTGGTTCGGTCCAGGTGCAATTCTTGCATTTGACAACGTAAACTTCCAGGTACGTGTAAATGGTACTCCATACCAGGATGGTAGCACATGGGTATATGAGTGCTATGTAGCAGAAGGATTCCAGGGTTCTTATATTCCTTGCGAGTATTTGCTCCCAGGCCGTCAGGTAGACCGTATCGGTTCTGCATACGAGGAGTACAGTGATGAGGCAGATATCATCAACTATCAGACTCCATTTAAGATGCGTAATAGCTTGATGACTATGCGTCTTACTTACGATATCACTGGTGATGCTTACTCTACAGTATTGGCTATCGCTTTGACTGATCCTGAGACAGGTAAGAAGTCTTATTTGTGGTCTGACTATCAGTATTGGAAGGCTCTTCGTGAGTGGAAGAAGAGAGAGGAGAAGCAGTTGCTGTTCGCTCACTCTAACCGTAATGCAGATGGTACTTACAATTTGAAGGGTACTAATGGTCGTTTCGTTCCAATCTCTGCAGGTTTGTTCGAGCAGATTGCTCCAGCTAACGTACGTTACTATACAAAGCTGACTACAGAGTTGTTCGAGGATTACTTGTTCGATCTCTGCTACAACATCATTGGTACTAACGAGCGTAAGTTCGTTGCTTTGACTGGTGAGATGGGTATCCGTGAGTTCGATCGTATCTTGAAGGAGAAGGCAGCTAGCTTCAATATGATTGATACACACTTCATTACAGGTTCTGGTCAGGACTTGAAGTTGGGTGGTCAGTTCACAACTTACACTATGACTAATGGTATCGAGTTGACAGTTAAACGTTGTGCTATGTTTGATAACATGGAAATGTTCCGTCAGCTTCACCCATTGACAGGTAAACCATTGATGTCTTATACATTCTTGTTCGTTGACCTTGGTCGCCGTGATGGTCAGGCTAACATTGTTAAGGTATGTCGTAAGGGCCGTGAGTTCGTACAGTGGTGTACTGGTGGTTCTGTATTGCCAAATGGTTATGCAAATAACATCAACACTATGCGTTCTAACAGCCGTGATGGTTACCAGGTACACTTCCTTGGCGAAGAGGGTATCATGCTGAGAAACCCATTGTCATGTGGTATCTTGTATTGTGATGCTGAAGACCAGGAGACTATTGCAGTCGAGAATAGAGCAGCAGAGCTCGCGTAATTAATAAAATAATATACAATGTTCAACCCCACCCAAGATCGGGTGGGAGCTTGGCATTGCAACAACTAATTGAAAAATTATGGTAGTTGAATTAAAGATTAGAAAGAAAAATCCCTGGGCTGGATTGTTAAAGTATAAACATTGTTTTGATTATATTGCACCTTACTTTACCAGATCTGGGTCGATATACACAGGTTTAACACCTGAGGACGAAAAGAAATTTGAAAAGGAGCTTGGTTACCCAGAAGGCCATCTCGCTAAAAATTCACCATTCTGGAATACATTCTGTGTTAAGGTTGGCTCTAAGAGCACAATTCTTGATGACTCATTCCCACGATAGGCTATGATTATTAAGTTCCTTGAGGGACATAAGAGAGTAGCCACATCACTTGATAAACTTAATGCTGGTAAGGATTATCTGCTTATTAATAGACAGGCTGAAGCTATTGAGAAGAATAAGATTAACAAGCTTCGTAGAGACGCTATTATTGCTTTTGGCAAGCTTTCTCTTGAAGAGATGCGTAAGTGTCTGAGACTGTTCGGTGTTAGTGCTGACACAATGTCTAATGAGCTTGTAGAGTCTACATTGTTCTCATTGGTTGATAAACAGCCACAGAACTTCTTTACTAAGTGGGTTAATAACAAGACAAAGGAAACAGAGTTCTTGATCGAGAGTGCTATTGCAAAAGGTATTATCCGTAAGGATAGAACACAGTATTACTATGGTTCTGAGATGCTTGCAGACTCATTGTAGGATTGTATTGCATACTTGGACGCAAAGAAGAATCAAGACTTAAAGATCTCGATTATTAATCAGATCGAAAATAAATAATTAAACTAACGACGTATGACGCATAGTGATATTTATACTAAGTTTATGATTGAATATGACAAGGCAAATATAACTTCGTCATATCCGTCGCTAACTAAATATGAGATTGCTACAATACTCGATAAAGCCTACCTAGCTCTTATAGCTCAAAAATATACAGGAAACAATCCTAGAAGGTCAGCGTTTGAGTCAGATATGAAAGCAATCGAAGATTTATAGCCATTGATTAACAAATTAACTGCCGTTGGTAGTTTATCTGGCGATAATAGCTATACATTCGCTACGCACACTATAGATAATCTTATTTTATACATAATTGATGGACAGATTGAAATCAAAGAGAATATTACTTCTCATGATAACAAGAACCATAAATATGAAAATATAGTATTCGTATCGCATGATGTTGCTAAAAAATTTAAGGTAACAAAAACAAATCTACCTTGGATTGAGTAGCCTGTAGGATGCATAGAGAACAACAATGTTGTGGTATATGTAGATCCAATGGATGTACAATATAATGGAGCTCAGTCAACGGCTGAATTCACATATATTAAACGTCCTGCAAAATTTGCTATTGGACCAGGACTATCAGTAAACGACTATGATTTCGGATAGACTAAATTTGAATTATCTGATAGCATGGCAGAAGAATTAATTAATTTGGCAATTATTATGTCTACCGAGATTGTAGAATCTAGTAGACTTACTACTAAAGCTAATACTAGACCACTTGAATCATGACAAGAGAAGAAACACGAAAACTTGGTATTGAGTTTGAACGTAGACTAATTGAAGTATATCCTTAGTTTGCGTCAGAACAAAAACTTAGCACCGATACAATATATTCATTCTTAAGCGAGTTCTAGACACAGTATGTAAAAATGCTGTATTCTACAGAAGATGATTTTCAACGTGGTACTAGACGAGCTAAAAGAATAAGCGATGTTAGCAGATCTTTAATTAGGCGAGTTAATATAAAGACATCAAATGATGATGGCTTATATAAATTGCCTGAAGATTATGCAATGTACGTAAGATCAGAAAGCATCGTTACAAAAAATTATAAAAGTGATAAGGTTTTAGAAGATGGTGTAATTACACCAAATATACTTATTAAGCAAGAAGATGTAGACAACGTAATCAATGCGTACTACAACTATAATGGGATTATAAAAAATCCATTAGTTATATTTGAAAGCACTAATTATACAAGTAATTAGTTTAAGGTTATATCTGATATATATACATAGATAGAGAGTGTAGATCTTACATACTATTGCCAGCCTAATGCATTCAATGTATTAAAGTTTGATGACAACGATCAGTCTGCTGGAGCTGTACATAGTTATTGTTCGCTTCCGTATTCATGTTTTGAAGAGCTCGTGTCAGGTGCTGTAGACATGTATTTGACTCAGTATAAACTAAAACTTGCTTATGGTAATTCTAAATAGAAATCACAACCAAAATAGTAGGAGGCTGAGTAATGAGGAATATAGATATTTTAGTAGGGCTAGAAAGAGAGATAAATAAATTTGATAGCCAGCTAGACAAACCATCTACTGACGAATCTTTATTCTGGCTCAATTAGGCTGTTTGTAAGTTTATTAAGCTTAGATTTAATAGCGATCTTGTTCACGGAACTTCGTACGAACAAAATGAAAAGCGTAGAGAAGATCTTATTAAACTATACGAATAGAAGACTTACACATCAACAAATATGACTATAGATGAAAGTCAGCCGTCATATACATCTTACACTATAATCTATCCAGAAGACTTCATGTTCTCACTCAATGAGGACGTCGTAATAAGCGATCTTGATGGAGAGAATAAAATCAATACATGCATGTTTGAGTGCACGTAGGATAATTTTATGTACAGAGTTAACAATAGTCTTACAGACTTCCATTACAGATTTCATAGAGCTAGACCTCTACGTGTAAGAAATTCTAATGGATGTATGTTGCTAACAGATAAACAATATAAGATTAGTAAATATTCTTTAGGTTATCTCAGAAAGCCTACAGAAATAACACTCGATAATCCTTATGATGAATATGAGGATTTCGAGGATATTATTATGCCCGAGATTATAAAGATTGCTGCTCAAATGTATTTAGAAAATAAGAAAGACGAGCGCTATAGAACTATAACTCAAGAGGTAAATACACAAGAATAATAATTTTAACGTGGAAAGCCCAGCTAGTTAGGTCTAGCATTAACATTATAGGGTGAGTAGAAAAAATTAATTTTAATATGATTACATATGTAAATACAGTCCTTGTTTCTAACAAGAACGGTTAGACACTTGCTGCAGCTGAAGATTTGGCTGGCAAGGAAACAAAAGCAGAACTTAAGCCATTGGTTGGTAAGTTTGTATTCATGAACTGCGATCCATCTGCACAGAATGGTACAGCTATCACAGATGTTTATTCTTATGATGAAAACGCAGATCGTTTCAAGATTGGCGTTATTACATCTGATAGTTTTCAGAAGGTTGGTAAGGACGGCACCGTTAAGTTTGTCCCAGTTATTAAGTGGTCAAATATCATCAATGTTGCAGATATTAAGTCTGTAACAAAGCTCGACTATAAGGACGATGCTGAAGATCAGATCACAATAGACTTTACAAACGTACCGACAGAAACACTTAAGGTTCTTGCCCAGGGTGGCTGCCCTGTGGTACTTCGTCTTACATTCAAAGATATGCCAATGCGCTATCGTAAGTGGACAGAGTCTTATAGCTACGTTACAGAAGTTGGTGATGGTGTTGAGTAGATTATCGCTGGTCTTATAAAGGATATTATTCGTGCTCCAAAGCGTCAAAGAGTATACGCTAAAGCTGCTGAGAAGAAGCTCATTCTTACAGCAATGAAGTATGATGACGATGAGTCTAATAGAACAGAAAACGTATACATGAAGGGTCGCTTTGATGCAAATATGTATTGGATGAATCCAGCTGCTCCAGGTTGGGCATCTAATAACAAGTATGATCTTGGTGCAGTTTTCTCAAAGAAGGAAGGTACAACATACCCTGCTTCAGCTAAGCTTGTTCGTGATCGCGAACGTGCATCATTTGACTACCAGGGTGTTTTGCATCGTAGCTGCTGGTACGATCCTCAGCCAGCTATGGTTACAAATATCGATAACAAATACGATGGTATCACAATCGAGTTCGAGAACCAGTATAGAACAGCTGATGATTTGTGGCGCAGAACAAAGCAGACAGTTGAGATTTACGCCTCTAATAATGGTGAAAAGTTTACAACTGGTGCTGTAGAGATTGCTGGTGGACTTGTATGGAGGCTTCAGAATATGATTCAGGCTCGTCAGAACATAGCAAATCCTATTAGTAATGCAAACGCATACGACGAAAAGAAATTTTAATATTTAGCCGGGGTGGGGTAATAAGCCCTATCTCGGCTTTTTGTTTTTAAATACATATCAATATGCAAAAAATCAGAATCGGAAATGATATTAGAATAAATATATCACTTGTTGATAAAACAGAATATAGCGCATCTAATATCAAGAATATAAAATGTTATTTGGTTAATAAAACATTAACTGAGAGCATGAATAAAAAATGCTGCAATAGTTAGTATTTGCTAAATTGGTGTGGATGTCCTACGTATCACGTATTGCCTCATTGTAGAAATAAATTCTACTATAACGGAAGAGATTTTGACTGCAAGTGTGAAATGGATAAATATAGACCTTTGGACAAAACAAAATATCTCATGGAGTCTGAATTAGACGCAAACAATAATGTTATAAACGCATACTTTCCATCAAAAGATTAGATATGTGGAGTATATCAATTAATTGTTGTCGTAGAAACATTTGTTCCTGGTTGGGGAAAAAGATAGCTTAAAACTAATACTATAGACTATGGAGAGATATTTGAAATCGTTGATAAAGGTATAGAGCATACTGGTGGTATAACAATAACAACTGGAGTTGATCCTTTAATCAATTCTGGATTTATTGGATATTTAGCAGTAAGACCATTCGCTGAAGACGAAGAAAGTGATCAAGATAAAGGATTCGATAGGTCTGACGATGGATACGAAAACCCATCACAGGAAACATATGATAATGTAGGAATACAGAATGTAGATCCTAATTTGCTTCTCGAAGTTCATGATTTATCAAGATTTTCAACTATAGTAAATTATGTAGATGGTCAATATTTATGGGTAATGTCTAAAAAGCCTATTAAAAACCTTATTGATGGAAGTATGAATAATATACCATTTACTACTGTTTAGTATAATGCTGAAACAGGATACTATTATTATGCAGGTTCTAACCCAGTACTTAAAAACACTATGTCTGGAGGAGTTTCTGTAAAGGCAATATTCTAAAATGACTAATTATGGCAGATATTAAAAACTCGTATATAAGACCAAAGAAAGAGGATACTATCGTATACGGAAGGATCGTTAGTGCGTCTACAGAAGGCGTTGTGGCAGATGCTGGACAAATATACGATGAACAGCTCAAAATTGGTCAGCACGAATTAAATAAGCGAATTATAAAGAGCGGCATTGGATCATTTGCCGGAATACCTACATATACACAAGATATCATAGATAATGTAGACCCTAGTGACATCCCTGATAAATATATACTTATAGCTGATAAGGAAAGTGACCTAAACACAAAACCTTCTAGAGAAGTTTAGGTAAATGGTACGTATGTCGACATTTTGTTTTCTGCCATAAGAGCATTATAGAGCGAAGTGGCAAAAATAAGGAATACGTTTAGATATGGACTCAATTCATATACGGATGAAAATACGTTAATGTCATCTGTTCTAGACGGTATTTCTGATCCAGACGACGAACCATTGTGGGCGGTTGATAAAGAAGATTTGTCATCTGTCACAAGTCTTACAATAGGTCATGGTTGTGAACTTACACCAGAATCAAACTTAGGATATGATGAAGAAGGTGTAGTAAAGGTTACTGGAGAAGCTACATGGAATGACGATTAGACTGTAAAATAGATTACAGATCCTAAGATTTTTATGTATTTTACTGTAACTAATCCAGATATAACTATACATTTAACAAACGGAGAAAACTAGACTCGTTTTAATATAAATTCAATAGAGTTGCCAAAAGCTGATGCATACAATATAATGGTTTGCATTAGTAGAATGGTAGGAGATGCTGGTAGTAGATATATATACATTAGTATCGGCGATGCTATCCATGACAAGGTATACAAAGAGGGTTATTATTATGATGATAGGCTAAACAATATACGAAACGATATCGGGTATTCATATTATCCAGATTGGGTTACGTTTAGAGATACAAACGTTTCTATGTTTGATATATGCTCTAAATTCCAGGATTTTTCCAACCAGGTTATTCCTAGCGCACCATCTGAGTAGGATTACAAATATAAAGTATCACATATAACAATTCGTTCTGTAAAATCAGAAGATGTACTTTAGAAGATAAAGGACCAAATTCAGAATAACGAATTAACCTTTGTTGAAAGTACAAAGAATTTATGGATTAAAAATAATAATAAACTAGTTAAAATTGCTGCTGGTGGCGGTACAACACCAGATGACGGTATGACAGAAAGTGAAGTATTAGATTTGCTTAAGAGGCAAGGCATTATTCGCGAGGATGGTGAAAACCTACGAATAACAGACCTTTCAGATATTACATTTATTCACCAAGACACTGGCAAGAAGTACAAGTTCTTTATCAATGAGTCTGGAGATCTTATTAATCAAGAAATTCCTAATGACGAAGATCTTCTTTCTAATAGAGTAATCGCTAGTGGTGTTGACTTGGATAGCTGGAGTGCTAGAGGATTTATCGGTAGACTTAGATTAGCAGAATATAATAAAGCAAATCCATCTAACAGATTATCTGAAACACAAAATATTGGATTATATTCTGACAGAATAAAAATTGGTGCATTCTACGCACCGTTGGATACAGATATCGTACACGGTTGTACAAGAGCGTTCGTTGAACTTGAGAATACATCTGATAGCGACTTTTGCTTACAGGGGTGCTATTTGCATTACACTAGACCAACAGACGAGAAGTAGGCTGTATATCATTTACCACTTACTGGCACGATAAAAGCAGGTGGTACATATGTTATTGCAGGAGCTTATTATGGTAATAAGAAAGATGAAAACGCTTATATTAAGGTAGATTCGTACGATCAAGAGTGGTACGAAAGCGGTAAGTTGATTGATTTTACAATCGATACGAGTTCTAACCTTGGAAACGGTTTCGCTTTGACATATGGTAATCCAACACTTACTCCTACAACATATTTATGGAAAACAAACGATAGCTCTGTAACCATATTTAATGACACTAAGACTTACCCTAACCTATACGATCCATCATTCATTGATTCAATCTATTTCTTTACAGGTGTTATAGATTCTTCTAAGACTGGATATTGGGCAAAACTTGTTCTTAGTATTGAATCGAATACAATGTATAAAAACACATTTGAGCTTGACCCTGCACAGTAGGCTTATTAGTCAGCAAACGTTAAAGATAGTTCTAGAGCAAGATGGGCTAGTACAGCAGATGTTTGGATTGTAGATCTTAGTTCGCCAACGATTAGTTTTCCACATTCTAAAGAATAGTATAGTGTAGCTAACTTTGCTCCAAAGGCGTCTTATTTAAATAAGAATGTATGCACAGATAAGTCTAAGCTTGATGTAACTAAACCAAATATGGTTACATGCTCGTTTGGTATAGACATGCATAAGGATAGGGCATTTAACTGGATCTCTGTAGGATATCATGATGAGTATATCTGGATTAGACAGAAAGGCTAGACAGATTGGACATATAGATTCGAATCTTATAAAGAGGTAGAAAACGCTACTACGTAGGCTACATCTTATCCTAGAAGAAAAGAGTACTCTAAAGACGTTAACAATGTTATCTATAGTAGAATCGTAAGTAGATTCCCAGCAGATGGTACACAGTATACATCTCATAAATGTGTAATTAATGTTGTTAGTTCTGCTGTTACAGGAGGCCCTTAGGTTTGGGAGTATGTTGTTGGTAGACCTAATGCTAATGGTAATCCTGGTTCGTATGTATCAGACGTACAGTCATTTACGTTATACCCAGAAACTTATAAGCCAGTTATTTATCAAATAACAGACTAGCAAGGATTTGATTGGTTACAGTACCAGGTTTGGGCTGCAGCAGCAAACAAGCTGAATGAAAAGATTACAGAAGACCAAAAGAGTAGCAATATTATTCCTATTCTCATTAATACTGGAGACATGACACAGAACGGAACAAGAATTAATGAGTGGTTTGATTACTACAACGCTGGTCATGTTTTGTTTAACAAGTTTGAGTAGATGAATGTTGTTGGTAACAACGACCTCTGTGGTACAAATGTGACAGATCTTGGAACTGGTGACGACCTTGGTAAATCAAACTCTTTCTACTTTCATGTATTCTTTTGTTACGATATAAATGAATCTGTATTCGTGCCAATTGTTAATAGCAAATATATACCATCTCTGTATTATTTCGAATCAAAGAACTACAGATTCGTTATGATTAATAGTGAAATCACAATGATTAATTGTAACCAGTGGTTTAATCTTAAAGACGGAGAAGACACTGTTAATATTTATACCGGCTACACTATTGGTACAAATAAGAAATATATTAGCAGTTTTACATCTGTCTCTTATACACATCTCCGAGCCCACGAGACGGAGCTACATCTC